ATGTTAGATGCGGTGTTTAACTCATTAGCACCATACTGTTACTACCTTGCAGCAGGAATAATCGCATGTATCGTAGCTTTATGCTTTGACATCTTAAAAGGACAACCTCCTGAGAACTACAAGAAATGTATTGAAGCTGTCCTCTGTGGATGCATTGCTTTTGCTTTGTGTGGGTGGGTACAAAGTCATTACTCAAGCATAACTAAGTCTGACTGTTTGTATCTAGCTGTTGGTATTGGTGCAATCGGTGCAGGTCGCATTACAGAGATCACTCTTAAACTTGTACTGAAGCGCTTTAATCTTAACGAGGATCATTATGCCAAAAAAGATTAAACGCTCATTTAGTCATTGTTTATGTTTGACAGTGATGTGGTCTGTTGAGATTGGCTTAGCCGTTGTGCTTTCTGCTAACGGCTTTGCTTGTTTGTACATGTTCATTTCTCTACTGGCCTTGTTAGGCTGTACTTTCTTTGGTCATCAATCATCATGATTTTACGTATTCCAATGCCTGTAAGTGCAAATGCTCGATTAACAAGATCTTACAGAGGTAGAGGAATGGTTGAGACATCAAAGTACCGTTCATGGAAAGAACAGGCAATTTGGTTAATCAAATCTCAAATAGATAAACCATTCTCCCCTGAAGCAAAAATCCACGTTGATGTAACTCTTCATTTTCCTGACAAGCGCAAACGTGATGTAGACAATCCTATGAAAGGTTTTCTTGATGCATGCTCCATTGCTGGCGTCTGGAATGATGATTCACAGGTAGATGTTTTAAATATTAAGCGTGGTGAGCTCCAGCCTCACAACGGTGAATTAATTGCAACGATAACAGAGATTTTATAAATGAAGATTAGTAGTCATGCCATTGCCCTTATTCAGAACTTTGAAGGCTTAAGAACTACAGCATATAAGCCTGTATCCAGTGAGAGCGGATGGACTATTGGTTATGGTCACCATGGACATGATGTTAAAAAGAATTCTATTTGTACAGAGATTGAAGCAGAGCACCTTTTAAAATCAGATCTAGAAAAGATTGAACGTCAGGTTATAGCAGCATTGAATGCCGATGAAATTGAAGTTACTCAAGGTATGTTTGATGCCCTCTGCAGTTTACTCTTTAATCTGTCGGGAAAGAAAACAAAAGATGGGCGATGGTTATCTCCTATTCAGGTTTTAACAGGTTATAAACTTTGGGCTAAGATGAAAAAAGGCGATAAGTACGGTGCATCGCTTGAGTTCTTAGATATTAACAAAGCAGGCGGTGTAGTTCTGCCTGGATTAACAAAGAGAAGACAGGCTGAACAGAAACTGTTTCTTTCTTAAGATTTCCACGTGTTCAGGTGCTTGTGACAACATGTTTCAGGTATTTGAAAATCTCCTTCTTTGCTGTCAGAAGTAAAACAGACAGCTCACACTTATGAGTGGTTTACTAGTTTTTATTTAACGGTTCCACTGGTAGATTGCTCATAAGTGTGAAGTAAACTTTTGTTAAATTGATTTATAACAATTCATTAGTCTAATAATGAATATTAAGGTGTTTGCTTCACACCTTAATAGCAAGAATCGCAAGACGCTAAGAAAAGAATTTAATATTTTAATTCTTAACTTGATAATGTGTATTATAGTGTGTATAATCTTATATGTAACTTAATTATTGTGAGGTCAAGCTAATGAGCAGTGATGAACTGATTAAGTTATTAAAGGCAAACGGCTGGGTGCTTGTTTCTTCAAAAGGTGATCATTTCACTTTTAAGCATCCTAATTATGCAAAAATAATAACCATTACACATCCTAGAAAGGATATGAAAAAAGGTTTATTACATAGCATTTTGAAAACTGCAAACCTTAAATAACACAAAAGAAGAGATTGAAATATATCTCTTCTCTAGTGATTAGGAGTTTACATATGAAGTACTACATTGCTATAGAGCCAAAAGATGCAAATAATGAAGATTATGGTGCTATGCTTTTGGATTTTGAAGGCTGTACTGCTCAATCAGAAACTTTAGATAAGCTATTGGTTGATATTGCAGAAGCTGGAGAAGAATGGGCAAAGGTTGCAAGTGAGAATAATATAGATATTCCTCAACCTAGCGATATTGAAACTTTAAAAACAAAATATCCTAATTTAGATGATTTTGTTTTAGGTGTCGTTGATTTAGATTTATCAAAATTAACAGACAAAGTAGAAAGAATAAATATTACTTTATCATCAAAAGTGTTAAGACGTTTAGATAGGTTAGCTCAATCTATTGGAGAAACTAGATCGGGTTATATAGCTAAATTAGTTACACATAATTAACACTTTATTTGCTCAAAAAAAAGGGTACTCGCATGAGTACCCTTTTTCATTGCTTATTCGTTTTTTTTAAGAGCTTTATGCGCAAGTTACAAGCTATCTTGTACTGCTTGCAATGTTAATAGGTTTAATTTCTTATATTGTTTATGGATCTTAAATTATTTTTAATTGTAGCTACTATGTCAGCTGTCATTGGCTCCTGTTTTGGTGTCACCATCACAGCCAAGCATTACAGAGCCGAAATTGCTCAACTGCAGACTGAAGCTATAAAAGCAGATCAAGAAGCTACAGTTAAGCAGCTTAATAGAGAACACTATTGGCAGGAACAACAGAGACAAGCTGACAAAGAGGCTAACAATGAACTTCAGAAGATTCAAGATAAATATGATAAAGCTTTGTCTATGCTTAATAATCGTAAATTTTCTAACAGCATGCACTCAGACAGTGGCAGTTCCAACAGAACAACATTGTCCACAAATACCACATCTACCAGAGAAGCTAAAGCAACCTGTGAATGTGGACAGCTTAGACAGGACAGAAGAACTCTTGCAGAGTATGCACTTAAGCTCTCAGCTAAGTGTGATGAGATTGCAGTTGAACGTAATGAGTTAAGTAAACGGTATCAAAGTTTGAAGTAAGCATGAATAATAACATCAAACCGTAAAGGTGAATATATCGCTTGTTAATCGAGGTTCGGTATACCTACAAATCTAGGCGTACGGTTTTTTCTTCCTAGAAATGGAGCTTTACGGTATTTACTTAATTATAGTTTAGCTTTTCTAATTTTTCAAAACGGTGTAATCATGCCAAAACTAAATCCAAAAGAAGAAAAGTTTTGCATTGCTTACGCTTCTAATGCAAATGCAAAACAATCTGTAATAGATGCCGGCTATTCAATGAAAGGAAATGCAGCAGGCTCTTATGGTTATAAGCTGTTGCAGAAAAAACATATCAAACAGAGAATTAAAGAACTAGCTGATGAGGCTAATTCAAAACTTATTGCAGATAAAAACGAAATTCAAAAAATCTTAACCTCAATCGCTCGTGGTGAAGCTAAAGAAGAGCAGTTAATGGTAGTTAGCAATAAAGGAATGGGTGACGTTGTTCACGACTTTAAACTACCTTCTAATTTTGACCGCATCAAAGCAGCAGATCTTCTGGCTAAGATGCAAGGTGCTTACGATACTTCAACTAATGTTAACGTTTCCCCTGTAATAATCGTTGGTGAAATGCCTGATGACTACTAAAGTTTCACAATTGCTTGATATAGTTGGTCATAACTATGGTGATTGGTGGAACACAAAGAAACGTTATGTAGTCTGTAAAGGTTCAAGAGCTAGTAAGAAATCAAAAACAACTGCTTTGTGGCTTATATACCACATTGTAAAAATGCCACTTGGTAACGCTCTATGTGTAAGACGTTATCAGAATACTATCAGAGATAGTCAGTTCTCTGATTTGCAGTGGGCATGTGAACGATTTGGTATTAAGAACTACTTCACGTTCAAGACCTCCCCTCTTGAGATTGTTTACACCCCTACAGGTCAGAAGATCTTGTTTCGTGGATTAGATGAAGGTCAGAAGATCACTTCTATTTCCGTGCCTAAAGGTTATCTTTGCTGGGTATGGATTGAAGAAGCATATGAGATTGTAGACGAAGAAGCTTTTAACAAGTTAGATATGTCTTTTCGTGGTCAGATGCCTGATGATTACTTCATCAGAATTATGATCACCTTTAATCCATGGTCTGAACAGTCATGGTTAAAGTCACGCTTTTTCGATGAACCTTCCGAACTTACATTTACCAAGACAACTAATTACCTCTGTAACGAGTGGTTATCTGAAGCTGATCATGCTTTATTTGAAGACATGAAAAAGCGCAATCCTCGCAGATATCAAATTGAGGGATTAGGTGATTGGGGTATTGCAGAAGGCCTTATTTATGAGAATGTAGAATGTCGAGAGTTAAACGACAGAGACTACATTGGAGCACCTCGCAGATATAAAGCGTTCTTTGGTTTGGATTTTGGTTTTACTGATCCTACAGCTTTCGTTGGTGGATTTGTTGATACAGAGAATAAAGAGATTTATATCTGTTATGAACTGTATCTAACCAATGTTACCAATCAAGAAATAGCAAAACGCATTAAGGACGATATTGGCTTAACAGGTGAAGTTGTTTACTGTGATGCTGCAGAGCCTAAATCTATTGAAGAACTTCGTAGAGTTGGTATCAATGCAAAACCAGCTCCTAAAGGTCCTGATTCTGTAAATTATGGTATTCAAAAGATACAGAACTACAAGATCATCTATTCTCCTAAATGTACAAACTTTGAACATGAAATCAAAAATTACTGTTGGGAAAAGGATAGATTAGGTAAACCAACAAACAAACCTAATCATGAGTTCAGCCATTGTCTAACTGGTGATACATTAGTCATGACTGAATTCGGTGAAATTCCAATAAAAAAACTCGTAGGAAAAGAAGGACAAGTTGTTTGTTATGACGGTAAATGTCATACATTAACTCACTTCTATGATTGTAGATTAACTAGAAAGAATGCTCCTATTCTGAAAATTGAATTTGAAGATGGTAGATATCTAAAGTTAACCCCTGATCATTTAGTAATGACTAAATTTGGTTGGAAAAAAGCTGAAGATCTAACGCTAGATGATGAGATTTTATCTGTTTATAGTTAAACTATCTTGTAGTATTGAGGTTAACAATGGAATATCAATATTTTAACAATCAAAAATTTTGTAAATATCCAGGTAATGTTTATTGGCAAAACACATCTACTACAGAACGTATGCATCGATATGTTTGGGAATTTTACAATGGCAAAATTCCTGTTGGATATGAAGTTCATCATATAGATCATAACGTTGATAATAATGACATTTCAAATCTCAAATTACTTACGAGAGCAGAACATCAAAGAATTCATTCTGAAGAGCGAACTCCCGAGCAATTAAAAGCCAAGCAAAAGATCATGGATCATGCTAGAGAATACGCTAACAAATGGCATGGCTCTGCTCAAGGTCATGAATGGCATAAAGCGCAGTATGAATCAACAAAAGATAGGCTGTTTCAAATAAAAACATTCACATGTCAAGTTTGTGGAGAAAAATTTCAATCAAAGAAATATGAAGCTAAGTTTTGTTGTCCTGCGCACAGAGCAAAATACCGTAGGCTCATGGGCTTAGATTGCATAGTAAAAACTTGTCCATTTTGTGGAAAAGAATTTAAAACTAATCGATTTAAACCCAGTCAAACCTGTAGCAGGAATTGCGGAAATGCCCTACGTAAAAATAAAAAAAATAATTCAATCTCAGAATGAGGATGTCTATAATCTAGAGGCTGATAAATTCCATAATTTTGCAGTTAATGGGGGACTGATTGTTCATAATTGCATGGATGCACTTCGTTATGGTCTTGTAGAGTTAAAAGACACTCAAAATAGAGTTTCAGAAGCTAATTTAAGACTGTTAAGACAAGGCAGAAGAAGGTTTTAATGTATGTCATGGTTCATTTGGTTTGTCTTTCTAGTAATTATAAGCCCTGTGATTTTAGAATTGCATAAATAAGGTATTTATCATGTTTTCACCTCTGTTATCTTTAGAGTATGCTTACAAAATCTGGTACAACTTAAGTCAAGAAGTAAAAGAACATCAACGTGATGTTTCTAAGACATACCTTTGGTTAAATGTAGCTTTAATTGCAGGCTTAAAAGCAATGCCTGTTCATCAGGATTTGTATTACATTGCAGTTGCGATGATATTTACTTCTACAGCTTCATTGATTCTTGGTTGTATGTCGTTAAGTGGCTTATTCACAGGTTCAACTTATCTACCAATGGACAAGTTTAGAACTTTGTATGATGAGTTAAAAGAAGATGACAAATCAGTTAAAGATATTCTTTACGACTATGACAAAGTAATTGCCAATTTAAAGGTTCAGATTGCACGTAGAGGATGGCTATTGAGAGTTCAGTCAATCTTATCGATTATTTCATTATTGCTGTTCTTTGTCTTGCTATAAGAGGTAAATATGAAACGTGATTGGGATGTCATAAAAGTAATCTTAGAGAAGATTGAAAACAATTCTTTAGATTCATTTATCAATGATGGATTAAGTGTAAAACCACCTTATTGTATTTCAGATGAAGTATTACTTGGTCATATAGAAATTCTTGTAGATGCTGGAATAATAAAGCATGCTGAAGTGCAAAGAAATTCTGATGGTTCTTTTAACTTTTGGGATTTAAGAGGTGTTTATATAACCATGTCAGGACATGATCTTTTAGATGCACTACGAGATCAAAAAATTTGGAATGCAATTAAACTTAAATCAAAACAGATTGGGATTTCGCTTAGTTGGGAATTTATCAAAGCATCAATACCAATTGTTATTCAAAATCTAGTTAAATAATTACAAAAGAAGGCACCGCAAGGTGCTTTTTTATTGCCTATGAATACTAAAGAACAAAAAGCAGAAATTAAAGAGACCAAAGCAAAGAAAAAGATCTCTCCTGAAGAGTTACTTAATCAGTTGCTTATGCCTAAAAGAACAGCTGAAGCATTTGATACCTTAGAAAAGGTTAAGAAAGCTTTCTCTTTGCCTGTAACATTAGGTTGCAAAGAAAATACACGTCTTGCAATGGATTCTGCTTTTGAAAGTATTGGCGGTTTTGATTCCATTTATCAGAGCTTACAGCAACATGCCTTTGATATGGGACAGTTCCCTGTTACTTCATTTGTAGGTTATGGAGCACTACAGCAGATCGCTCAGCAAGGTATGGTTAGAGCTTGTATCTCAACCGTCGCTGATGACATGTCAAAAAAATGGATCGAGCTAAAAGGTGGAGAAGACACTGATCCTGACAAGATCAGTAAACTTGATGATTTAATCAAGAACAAGTATCACCTTCAATCATTATTCCATGATGCTTTTACAACAACAGGCTACATGGGAGGTTGCTTTATCTTTATAGATACAGGTTCAGATGAACTTGATTTGCCACTAGCAATTAACAATCAGTCAGCTGAGATTGATCCTAAACATAATCTAAAGTTCATCGTGGTTGATCCTGTTAACGTCTCACCTGCCGAATACAACGCTTACAATCCTTTAGCATCTGATTATATGAAGCCTAAATATTGGTATGTGTTAGGTAAGAAAGTTCACAAAGACAGATTATTAAGAATTGTTGATAATGAACCTCCATTACTGCTAAAACCAAATTACAACTTCTTAGGTATTCCACAGGCTCAAATCTTATGGGATTACATTCTTCACTTTAACGAATGCAGAACTTACACAGCAAAACTGCTTCAAAAGATATCGCTACTTGTAGTTAAAACTGATATGGATGCAATTCTAAATAGTGACTCTCAAGGTATTGCTTTTTTTGACGCAAAGATGGCTATGTTAGCCCGCTACAGAGATAACGATTCAATCTTTGTGTGCGATAAAGACAGTGAAGATGTAACTAACGTACAAACATCTACGGCTGGCTGTACAGACATTGTTAAGCAAAGTCTAGAGATGATTTGTGCAATTAACCGAGTACCTGCTGTTAAGTTACTTGGCATTTCACCTTCTGGCTTTAATGCTACAGGCGAATCTGATCTTAAAAATTACTACGATCACATCTCTTCTAAACAGGAATTACACCGTGATGCAATTCAGCGTTGTATCAATGCTATTGAGCGTGCTGAATTTGGAGAGATTGATCCTTCTATTACCTTCGACTTTGTACCTCTTGATGTTGAGAACAGAGCATCACAGGCTATGACAGCTCAAACAAAAGTAGGTGCATGGGGGCAGTTACTTGATAGACAGGTTCTAAGCGCTGAAGAACTTCGTGAAGCTGTTAAGAATGATCAAGACATTGGCCTTGATTTTATCGACAGTGATATGCCAGAAGAACTGCAACAAGCTCAAGCACAAGCAATGCAGAATGGCGAGCAGGAAGATTTTAAGACAGACGATACATTTACACAGATGATGAATGAGGCTAAGAATGAAAAAGCTGAGAACAGCGAGAGTAATCGAGCCGAATCAGTGGCTTCTCAAAACCTTTCAAAAGAAGGTTCTGAAACTTCAAAGTGATTTTCAACGTTATGTTTTAAATCAAATCATGCTCAATCTGGACAGTGAAGCAATGCTTACAACAGATGCTTCATTGTCTAAACCTAAGACACAGGCAGAACGACAGCAATTACTAAAGCTACAGCGCAAGATACTGCGTTCAATGGCTAAAGCTGATCCTGAATGGCTTAAGAACCATATTGATGATTTTATAAATCGAAATATAGGTTCATGGGCTACAGGATTAAACAGCATTTCAAGACAGCTTTGTGACTGGTTCATACGCAATCAGGTTGCAACAGTCAGTTTTGCTCAGAAACAAGCTCTTAAAGCAGCAGGGTTTAATCTTGATTACCTGAAAAGAAAATGGACAGTACCTACCATTAAAAAACAGTTCATTTCCCCTTCTATTGCTTCTCAAATGGAAGGAATGATTAAAGAGAATGCAGCTTTAATCACAAAGATTTCACTTAACGATGTACAGCGTATTTCTGATGTTGTTCAAAAAGGTTTGCTAGGTGGAGACAATCTTTCAGATCTTCGCATTGTCTTAGGTGCAACACAAGGTTTTGACAGAGCACGTGTAGAGCGTGTTGTAAGTGATCAGGTACATAAATCAAGTATACAGATACAAATCAGCAACGCAAAGGATTTAGGAATTCAATACGCTATCTGGAAACATGTACCTGGCAAATACACGTCAAGAGAAACTCACAGAGCTTTTGATGGTCAGCGCTATGACATCTCTGTAGGACTGTATGACAGTGATGTAAACAAGAATGTTTTGCCTGGTGAACTGCCTTACTGTAAGTGCGGTTTTCGTATGGCTTTACCAGAGTGGTGTCGTAACTCGTCTTAGTCGTAGTTACATCTTAACTAAGACGACTTCTAATTATAAATATAGGTCAAATCATGCCAACAAGTTTAGCTTTTGACAATTTCTCAATAGATAAAGATTCAGTAAGAACTGTGGACGACAATGGTTTTCTTCATGTTGCTGTTTCCCCTGTGACTAAAGAACAGGTAGCACCATACTATGGACATGAGATACCTAATCATGGAGAACTTGGTTTTGAATCTGATGTCATTTATCACGGTTATCGACCTGCATCAGAATTATCAAAACCTGACACTATTCAGAGTTTAAACGGCATTCCAATTCAGTTTGAGCATCACGCTGATTACGCAAATGCGCCTGCTAAAGATACTCGTATTGGTTCTACTGGCGATGATGCCAAATGGGAAGCACCTTATCTTACTAATTCACTTCATTTTCACGATGCTAAGGCTATTAACCGTATTAAAGACGGTTCAATGCGTGAGCTAAGTCTTGCTTACAGATACACGCCTGTAAAAAAAGAAGGTGAGTTTGATGGTCAACATTACGATTTCGTAATGACTGATATTAATTGTAATCATGTTGCTCTCGTTGAAGAGGGCCGTGCGGGACATGATGTACTGGTGGAAGACGCACAAATCAAGGAGAAAAATACAATGGCTGATAATGCAGCAATTGAAAATGCCGAGAAGAACCTTGCACAGTCAATTCTTGACCTGCACAAGGCAAAAGAAGGCGACATGGTTGATAAGGATAATACTCCTGCAACTGACGGTAAGCTTGAAGCTTTAATTGAAGCTATCAAAGCTAATGGTGATGAAGACAAGTATAAAGACATTTTAAATTCAGCTGAAGACGATGATTTGGAAACATCAGAACCTGCTGAAGACGATGATCTTGATACTTCTGATAATGGTTCTGAACATGAAAAGCCTGTAGATGCTACTGATGATGATCTTGATGATACTGATTCAGCTAAGGATGAAGAACCTAATGACAATGCTCAGGCAGAAGACGATGACGATAAGGTCATTGGCGATGCTTTAAAACAGTGTGGATTAGATGAAGCTTCACCAGAGCTTAAGAAAGCATTCATTACAGGCTTTAAGCTTTCATCCGAAAAAGATAAGAATACAGATAAGTCATTAGGTCAGGATGCACAGATTAAAGTTGCGGTTAAGGCTGTTAACAGACAGCTAAAACTTAAATATGCAGCTGCTAATGAGTGCAGACAAATTTTAGGTAATGTTGATGCAATGGCTTTTGACAGCGCAGGTCAGATTTACCGTGAAGCAGCTAAGAAGCTGGGCATCAGAAATTACAATCAGTTAACAGGCAAAGCAGCAAAAGCTGTAATCAGCGCATTAACTGCAACTAAGGACAAGAGAACTGTAATGGCTACTGATTCAGCTCCTACAGCAAAGAATAGTGCTATTTCAGAAATTTTAACAAATGTTCAGGTAGGAGTTTAATAAATGTCAATTTTACAGAAGACTGTCGGTCTATACCCTGCTAAAGGCTTTGAAGGTCAGCAGGTAGTTGTAGGTCAGGCGTTTTATACAGATACAAACTACTTCTCAGACGGTACCGTAAAAGCAGGTGGTTTTGCATTCTTTAATAAAGACGGTGTAGTTTCAGCTACAGCATCAGCTGATACCGAGTTGCCAATCGGTATTGTAGAACGCAACTTAACCTCAACTTTTGAATCTGTAACTGATGAAGCTACATCAGTTTATAGAGATGGTGAGACTGTAACCATTGCTTTACGTGGTCAGTACTACATTAAGGCACCTTCTGCAGGTACTACAGGCTTAAAGATTTTAATTAAGCCTACTACTGGTGTTGTATCTGTAGCAGCAACTGCAGGTACAGGTGTAGTTGATACAGGCTGGGTAGTTAAAGCAACTGACGGCAAGAAGAACTTTGCTGAAGGTGATTTAGTCATCGCTGAGAGATTCTAGGAGATAATCAATGATCGAAGATTTTGAGCTAGCTAAAGAGCGTGGTATTGTCGCTCCTTATGCAAAAGGCTTTATGGCTTATGATTCAGTAAACGGTAATATCCGTACTGATTACAACAAAACCGCAAGAATGTTAGCGCAGGATGCTGCAATTACTCCTGCTAACGTTGGAGTTCCATCAGCATTTACTGCTTACATCGATCCTAAAATTGTACAAATTCTGTTTGCAAAAACAGCTGCAACAAAGTTAGGTATTGAAGCTCAGGTTGGTAAGTGGACTGATAACTCTTATACATTCCCTGTAGAGGAGTTGGCAGGTGACGTTGAAGCTTATTCTGATTTTCAGAATGGTTCATCTGTAGATGTTAATTATGAATTCCCTGTTCGTGAGCAGTTCAGATTCCAGACTACCTTAAAATATGGTGACTTTGAAGCTGAATTAGCAGCTGCTGCAAAACTGTCACTTGTAGCAGGTAAACAGAGAGCATCAGCATCAATTATTGAAAGAGCACAGAATAAGTTCTATCTCTTTGGTGTTGAGGGTAAGGAAATCTATGGTCTGTTAAATGATCCTAATTTACCTGATTCTATTTCACCAATTTCAGCAAATGGTAAATCAACATGGGCTGATAAAAAGGCTGACTCAACAGCTGACTTTGCTAATAGAGCTTATGACGATATTGTAAAGTTAATCACTGAGTTACAGAAAAACAACGGCGGTAACATTGATGCAAATACTCCTATGATCTTAGGTATTTCCAATGCAAGAAACGCTGATCTGACAAATGCAACTCAGTTTGGTAAGACAGCTAAAGGCTTATTACTTGAGAACTATCCAAACATTCAGATTGAGGTAGTTCCTGAGTTAAGTGATACTACAGGTGAAACATTGTACTTAATTGTTCCTGAGTACAATGGCGATATTACAGCACAGCCTTCTTATTCAGAGAAGTATCGTTTAGGTCGCTTAATTCCTCATGAGTCACACTTCTCACAGAAAGCTATCGGTACTACCTTTGGTACTGTGATTAAGCGTCCTTCATTGATTGCTATCATGAAGGGTATCTAGTTTTTCAATCTCATCTCTTAAGGCGGTTTTTACCGCCTTTTTTAATTTATGGAGACTATAAAATGGCAGTTAAAAAGAAAACTGAGACAGAGAAGTTAACAGGTGCAGACGTTGTTCATATTGTTGTTTGCTTACGTCATAACCACAAGTTTGATGATATTCCTAACGGCTCAGGTGGAACAAAATCTGTAGTTTTATACGGAACGGATGCTGTTTTACGAGGTAAGAGAAAAGGCATCTTAACTGAGTCTGGTAATGGAGTACATCAGACATTATCAAGAACAGACTGGGAAGCTATTAAAGCTCTACATGGACGTGAAACCATGTTTATTGGTGCAAAAGGCTTTTTACCAAGTGTTTTTGAAATCAAAAATGAGAATGAGATGAAGTCAGATACTGTACAGGACAAGATCGCACAGACATCAGGCGGTTTTGATCCTGCTTCTCCTAAAGACGCAAAAGTTGAAGAAGCAAAAGAATAGTAATGAATGGGGAGTTTAAGCTCCCCTGTTGATTGAGGTTTTATCTGAAATGAAAGTTGAATTTGATATAGATGTTTTTAGATGCAGATATGAGCATTTGGCTGATATTTCAGATGAAGCTTTAAAAATGTGCTTTCAAGATGCCTGTGAGCTGTATGGCAATGATGACAGTTCATCATGCTTCAAGTATGAGCCTGAAAACGACATCTACGCACGCAGAACGTTTTTATATGCTGTCACCTGTCATTTAGCGACATTAGAGTTGTGGAACAAAAATGGACAGCCAGGAAGAGTAACTTCTGCATCACAAGGTTCAGTAAATACAAGTTTTGATTTATTCAAGTCAAACAAAGATACCGCTGATTGGTGGAATCAGACATTGTGCGGTCAACAGGCATGGCAAATGTTAAAAGGTCGCACCAAAGGCGGTAGATTTTATGGATACAAGATAAACCATCCATTTGGGTAGTGTCGTAACTCATCTTTTAAGTCGTAACTCATCCTTTTAATCAGATGTCATTTTTTATTATAGGTCAAATATGTTTACTCCTCTTCAATTAGCCTTCATGAAAGGTTTTCTTTATGCTTTAGGTCGTCAGAAAAAAAAACTAGCTCAAGATGATGCAAAGTGGATCACTGTACATCCTAACGGTCAAGGTCATAAAGGACGTCCTGCACTGATTGATACATCATCAGGTGAAGTATTAGGAGGCATGGGCGGTAAATTCAACGGTCGTCATATTTCTGCTGTTAAAAGAGGTCATGAACAAGCTGGCGCCCAGATGAATGTAAACCGCATGAACCATAAAGCTGACATGATGAATAATCAGAAGATTGGGTTTACAAATAAAACGTCAAAAGATATTGAAAAACAAAAGATTGCTGAACGTTCTAATATGTACATGCAACGTTATCAGAAAAATTCAGCAGAACAGATTAACAAATTAGACAACTTAACAGATGAAGAAAAGAAACAATTTATTGCTCAGTTAAAAAATCCTGATGTGGTTGCAAAAATCAAAAGAATGACAGATGGAATAGCAACAGTTGATATTAGTCACGAGTTACATGGTACTACATCTTATCAAGACATTGTAAACAAGCCTTTTGGTTCTCTTGATACTGATTACAATGACGGTCCTTTTGGCAAGGCAAGTAAATTATCTGAAGAACGCAAATATAACGATGCGGTTAAACAAAGAAAATTAAATAATCAACAAAAACAAAAATCTTTTGAGCAAAATCTACATAACAAAACAGATAAAGCTCAGATAGATTTTTCTCAATCAACACCTCAAGATATTCTTAAGCAATCTGACAGTGTTGTTGATAAGCTAATGGATCTTAAAACACCAAAAGGAAATTCTTATGGTAAAGGTACAGAAGTATATCAAGCTATTGCTAATGTTCAGTATTGGCAGAACTCACTAAAAGGTGCTGTGAACGATACTGAAAGGGCAAATGAAGCTAAAAGCTTACAAAAAGCAGTACAAGAAGCATCTTTAGTGTTGCAAAGAAAAAAAAACTTCATCATCAATCACAAAGCATGAAGGCTATGAAGCACGTAAAAAAGCCCGTGAAGCTTCTTTAAAGCGTAGAGCTGATTTAGCTCAACAACATGCTGATACCAAATGGTATTCCTTCAAAAGAAGATCGTGCAATGCTTAAATCAAGAAGGTTCAGATGGAATCCTGATTTAAAAGCATGGACTGTTAAAGCTACAGAAGATCAAAGTGACTTCATTAAAAACTTCATTGGTTAACTATGATAACTCCACTAACTCAAAATATTGTTAAAGCCTACTGTCTTGGTTTTATGTTCGGTTTAGGTGTAAAAGCAAGACAGACCATGTTAACTAAAGATGAGAACATACCTGACAAAGATCTTATCTTTAGAACAGCTAAGAATGGCAAGAAAATTGCTATTAACACCAAGACTAAAGAAGTTAGTGGAGTGGGAACAGAGCAAAAAGAGTTGCCTAACGTACTAACCTCTTTTTCTGATTATAAAAGTCAAAATCACACAGATCCTTTAACAGGTGAAGAAATAAAGCCATCAAAGCTAACAAAGAATTATATGAATTCTCAATATAAAGATGGAGTTATTCATAATGCGAAAACACCGTTAAAGAAAGGTGTAATTGAGTTTAATGCAACAGGAAGATCTAAAACAGCATTCAATATTAGACAATCTGAATTAAAAGAAAAAGCATCTTCTCATATTCCTGAGATTTATCGTGAAGGTGAACTTATTGGAAGTTCAAAACCAACCAAAGGTAAACACGAAGGGGTACATCGTTTTTATTATTTTAGAAAGGATATTCCTGACAAAAATGGAAAAATTTCAGCTCAAACCGATCTAATGAGAATGAAAGAAGATATAAGAAAAAGAAATAAAACTTACATACACTATTCATTATCAAAAGTTGATAAGAAATAAAAAAAAAGGCTGAAATGACCCAGTCGGTTCAGCTACCGAGGTAGTAAATCAGCCTTTCACTAAATATAGGTTACTATCATTAAAAAGTCAAATTATAGAACTAAAGATTTTTTTTTTGAAGTGGTTCATGTTGAACAGCAAAGAAGAAGAAATGAAAAGACGGTGATAGGTGTGCGGCCCACTCACCATCCTGGTTCTAGGAATAAATCCTAACCGTAAGCAGAAGTGCCGTCTTTCTGACTTTTATCACCGTCTTGGTCGTAATTATAGGTTGCTTTTTACAAAGATACAAGCAAGAGAACATCGCATATTTCGGACCTAGACAATGTATTACAAAGAAACAGAATTCTTTTCTAAAACTCTTGCTTTACTGAATTATAGGCTATTTTTCGCAAATATCTCATCATGCATAGCATCAAAGTTATCTTAGAACAGCTAAAATTTTTAGTTAAGAACCTTAAGAGTGAATCAAATAAAACCGTAGCTGTTGGTGTTCGTGATATGCGTTCAGAAAGCGGTGTATCAACACAGGAATACGGCAAATACTTAGAGTTTGGCTGGGTCCAGAGAGTAACACCAAAACAAAGCGGTTATTTATCACATCATGGTGTTCATGTTCCTGCAGGTGCTACTTTATTTAATCCACCAAGACCGTTCTTTAGATACACCATTGCAGATGAAGAAAAGAATTGGAAAGATTACTTTATTAAATCTCTGGTTCACTTCTCCGTAGGTGCTGATGCCTCTTTTTATGTTAAATCGCTTCAAATGGTCGGTGCGATTATGGTTCAGGATATTCAAACAACTCTTGAAAATGGTGGTTCCAGGAATAACAGGTTTCCACCTCGTTCTCCTATGACAATGGCTATATATAGAGCTATTTCAGAGAGGCATTCACAAGACGGTACAGGAACATCAAGTTCGTCTCAGGCTGGTATCAGTTCAGGGTTATTAAGAGATTCAATCTCTTTTGAAATTCAATAATCACAATTTATCACAGGCTCTATATGTTAAATCTTCACAACATCGTGCGAGGAGCTATCAATGCTAACCTTGCAGATGAAACCTTTACCCTCTTTCGTTCCTGTGGGCAACAGAATGTAAAAGGCAGTGTAAAAGCTATTTATCTGAACGGTATTGAAGTTAAAGGCAGTTTTCAGTCAGAGAATGATGCTGCATTAGATCACTCTAATCTTGCAGGTCAGAACTCGCAGATCAGAAAGCTCTATTTACAATCATCAGATAACCTAAAAGAAAAGCCATACAGTGTATTCAGACAACTGTCACGTAGTGGTGATTACCTAAAAGACAGTAACGGCATGTGGTGGTTTGTAATCGCTGTAGAAGAGGACTTTTCAAAAGCAGGTTGGATGTGCTTAAGAGTTCAACTTCAAGACAGAGCACCAAACCTAACTATTAAAGCTATTGAACTTACACCATCTATTCCCGTAACTCCTTCTGAAGACAAAGGCAATGAACACGATCAAGACATCGACCAATCTACAGGAAACACTCTATGAGCTGTTAAATGAGTTCTTAATCCCCTCTGTAGATGAAAACAACATCTTTTATGGCAATCAAAACAATCTAACCCTTCCTGAAGATTCAAGTGACTACGTGATCTACACAATTTTAAATATTGTCAGACACGGCACCAACGAAATTAAATACGATGCGCAAAATGAAGAAGAGCACAACAAAGTTGAATATGAAGTAAGTGTGCAGATTGACTGTTACGCAGATACTTCTAACGGCTCTGACGGCTTAGATGCAATGCTAAGAGCAAGTTCAATTGATAACTTCTCACAGTCAGATGTTGTTTATGAGTTCTTAAATGCTCGTGGAATGCATATTCTATATGCTGACAGTTCAAACGATACCACTATTGTGGCTGACGATAACAACTATTTAAAACGTTGGTCAACAACTCTTCATATAGCAATGACTACAGAAACCATTTATGACAGCTTTGGCTTTACTGAAGTTGACATTAAAAACAATTTTATTATCCGTTTGTCTGAAGCTGAAAAGCAAGACCCTTCTTTGAACGTTCTAGGTATTAAGAACGTAGATTCTATTAAATAGGAGAAAAATACAATGCCAATTAGTGCAAGTAACATCGTCAGCATTGTACCTCGAATTTTAAAAGGTACAGGCTCTGATCTGGTCTTTAATGGTCTTGTTCTTTCAAAGAATTCAAGACTTGCCGTAAATGCACCTACCTCATATTCATCAGCTTCGGCTGTAGCTTCTGCATTTGGTGAAACATCAGATGAATATAAATTTGCTCAGGTGTACTTTGGCGGTTACAAGAACAGTCAGATTAAGCCTTCTGTTCTGTATTTCTATCGTTACTGCGATACAGGTGTAGCACCTTTTGTTAGAGGTACAGCGTTAAAACCTTCAACAGCATTAGCATCTTTAACTCAGATTTCAAATGGCGCTTTTTCTGTAACATTAACAGGCAAAATACATACAGTTTCAAGCTTAGACTTATCCTCAGCATCTTCATTATCTGAAGTTGCTGACAAGGTTCAAGAAGCTTTAAGAGATCTTGATTCTGATTCAGAAGATGCTGAGTTATCAGGTTTAACAGTTGCTTTTGATTCAGTTACTAACGCATTTACCATCACCAATGGTACATCATCATCTAATGTATCTGTTGATACTCCTACAGGTGATGTTGCTCTTGCAATGGGCTTTACCTCTGACGCATGTGTTGTATCAGAAGGATCTAACTCTACCACATTATCAGCAACCTTAAACAAGCTGACCTTAAGCTTCCAGAACTTCGTTACTTTTACAACCTTATGGGAAGCATCAGACGATGAAGCTTTAGAATTAGGCGAATGGGCTACAGCTAATGCATCTGCTGGTGTTTGTTATCTGTATGTTCTTTGGGACAGTTCTAAAGAAAATGCTGACAGTAACAGTAAATCAATTATTGCTGAAAAGTTGATTACAGAAAACATAGCAGCAACCACTGTTGTTTATGATTCATATCGTGTTGCAGCGTTTATCATGGGTGCAGCTGCTTCTATTGCCTGGGATAACAAGAACAGCACTATTACTTTTGCATTCAAGTCTCAGGATGGATTAGGTGCAAATGTATTAGATACAGACGAAGCAAATGCTCTTGAGGGACACAAAGTCAACTTCATAGGTAACTATGCAACACGTAATGACAACTTTGTCTGGTTATACTCTGGCCGTATGTTAGGTGAATGGGACTGGATTGATACTTATCTAAATTCAATCTGGTTATGTAACGCAATGCAAGTCCAGGTAATGGCAGGATTTGAAGCTGTTAGAAGAGTACCTTACACCTTACGTGGTTACGCAATGATCCGCTCATGGCTAAGAGATGTAATTAACCGTGCAAAGAATAATGGCGTAATTGAAGCTGGTGTATCTTTATCTGAAACTCAGAAGAGCTCTTTAATCGAAGAGTTAGGTGCTGATTACTCAGACGAAATCTACAATAACGGCTACTACTTACAGATTTTAGATCCTTCAGCTCAGACAAGACAGCAACGTAAATCCCCTTCTTGTAACTTGGTTTACACCTATGGTGGTGCTGTACACCGTTTAACCATGCCTTCAATTGCTGTAGTTTAGGAGAAATAAATGAAGACTATTACTAGTGCAAACGCAATCTTAATCTTAACAGTTGAAGAGCTTTACCCTTCAGGAGTACAGATTGAGAAGTTCGCATCTGATGATGCGTTCAGCTCTGATAATGTAACTATTGCTGAGGTAAGAATGGGTGTAGATGGACAGCTTGCAGCAGGTTATACCCCTGCACCTATTCCTTTTAAGATTTCATTAGAAGCTGATTCAGATTCTATTGAGTACTTAAGAAATATTGCTAACAATCAGCGATTAAATAAGACAACTTATTCAATTACAGCTTCAATCTCAATTCCTGCTTTAGGCAAAGAATTTACTTTGATTAATGGCATCCTGACAGAGGTTCCTTCAATTTTAAATGCAAAGAAAGTATTAGAGCCTACTCAGTGGGGATTTACCTTTGAAGATGTAAACGATTCAACTATTTAACTCTTTTTTCCGTAGCTAATATTGATTTTGGGGTATCAGTTTTGATGCCCTATTTTTTTTATAGGTGAGATTATTACATGAGACAGATTAAAAACATTACCATCGTTGATGGTGAAGCTCAATATAAGTTCAGATTAACTCAAATCCCTGCAATTAAGGCTGAAAAGTGGTTAATCAGAGTTGGTATTGCTCTGGCAAAAGCAGGATTACTCAACATTGATATAGAGAAACTAGGCGTATCAGGTTCAGATACTATGAGTACCATTACCAATTTAATAGCTCAAAAAGGCTTTAGTTTCTTTGGTCAGTTAGATCCTGACACTGTAGATCATCTGTTATTTGACCTTGTTAAAGAAACAGCTGTAAGAATGAATGACGAAGCCATCATCAATATTACTGAAAAAGAGCTTGAAATCTTTGATGATATTAGAGCTTTATGGCAATTACAGAAAGAGGTATTTGCTGTAAATTTTTCTTCTTACAAGAACGAAAACAGCTTGAAGAAGCAAGCTTAAGTTCTGGTGGTCAAACACCTCATTTTATTCAAACACAGAACTTCTCACGCCTGTTTGCTCCACTGATACAGGAGCATTATGCAACATTACAAGAACTAGAACAGTACTACAGCTACGAAGATGCTATGGACCTGTTAGAGTGTCTGTATGTTGCAAGAACTAACGAAAACATTGCAAATGATTTTGCAAGTAAACAGAGAACTTAAAAAATGGCAACATTAGGTGACGTACTTTTAATTAAACTCGGCTTAGATACTGGCGATATTGACAGTCAGATGAACAAAGTTGAGGAGAATGCAAAAAAGAGCACATCTAATGTTGCGCAGGCATTAGATAAAACAGCTAATAATACAGCTAATCGTATGCTTGGGCTTGTTAAGGGTATCGCAGGACCTTTAGCAGCTGCTTTCTCTGTTGGTGCAATGTTTAAATCTTACTTTGGTGGATTATCACAAGTAGCTCAGATGACAGGTGCTTACTACAAGCAGCTAGATGAGTGGCGTGAGAAGATGGCAGCATTCAACCGCTACACAAAACAGGATATTGAAGTTTATGTAAAAAGCCAAAAGGCTTTAACTAACTTTAGAATTGCTGTAGCTGATTTCTCAGCTGTTCTGATGCGTTCTTTTAATCCAATACTCTTAAAAGGTGTAGAGGCTTTAAATTCATTCTCCAAGTGGTTAGGAGAACACAAAGAAGACGCTGCAAGATTCTTTAAAATCTTAGCTGTGGTTATTACTACTGCTTTGGTGCCTGCATTTATATCTCTTGCAGGTGCAATTTTAATGAATCCTATTACGTGGATCATTGCAGGTATTGTAGCTTTAGCTCTTGTTATTGATGATCTGATAGTAAGGATAAAAGGTGGTAAATCCCTCTTTGGTACTTTCTGGGATCCTTTCATTAACTTTGGTAAAAAAGCTTATGACTTTATAAAAAAGTTTTATGAACGTTTTAAAAATTCAGAAGGAGTTAATACCTTCATTGAAACATTAAAGCAGTCACTAAGATCCCTATCAAACATCTTAGAACATGTTTTTAATGGTATTGCTTACTTTGGCATTCTTTTAGCAAAGCTGTTTGACCAAGGAAATGATGCAACATGGTTTGACGGCTTAGCACAAGCTGCAATGTTTCTTGTGAATGCTGTAGGAAGTGCTTTTAACGCAATCCTCGGTGTTGTAGAAATGGTAATGGGCGCTATTGTTGCCCTGTTTACTGGAGACACTGAGTTATTAAAACAAGGCTGGGCTGACTTCTGCAGTTCATTTAAAAATCTGTTTAAACCTGTTACAGACTGGTTAATGCATATTATCGACTACATCAAAGGTAAATTCTTAGGAATGTTTAATTCTGTAGTTGAAAAAGGTAAAAGCATGATCGAGTGGGTAAAAGGTTTAAATCCTTTCTCAAACGATGATGATGAAGATAAGAAACAGGGATCAAAACCTACCACTTATGAAGGTCCCGATGCTCCTATTGTGGATGATGACGTTCAAACTTCAAGTTTACCCGAGCAGAAATCTCAAACAAGAGTACTTACAAAACTTGAAGAGAAAAAGAAAGAAACAGACATTCAGAACTTAAAGAACGTAGAGAATGTTAATAACGTTGAAAATACAAAGAACAGCGTCTTAACAACCAGTAAGAATGTTGAGAATTCAAATGTAACCAACGTTAAAAATGTTGAAAACGTAAAACAGGTTCAGGCATCAGTTCAGGACAATTCTGTATCCAAGTTAAACAATGAACTTGAAAAGAGAAACAAATTTGAACGTTCTTTTAGAGCTGAGCTTGCAAGACAGAAAAAAGAACTTGCTGAAATTGACAGGTTAAGAAAGGCCGGTAAGTACAATGAAGCTAACAAACGTCTTAATACACTAAAGACAGATCAGAAAACCTTACAGGGTTTTGTTAGAACAGCTAATAATCTAAAGGTTGGTGTTGCTTCTATTCCTACACCTGAAAAAACACAACAGGTAGTTACAAACTCAAATGTAAGTAACCATACCACTAATTCAAATTCTACTTCTAATCAGAGTAAGACTGTTAACAACAATTTCACCATCAATGGAGCAACTCCTGAGATGACACGTTCTGTAATACAGACAGCTAACGGTCTTGATAACTCTTATTTAGCAGCGCAAAGCGTCTGCTATAACTAGATGATCTTTTAAGCATAGGTTAAAAAATATGGCTGATATAAAAGATGATGCTGTATTAAATTCAAGTAATTCTCACAGCTCAACAAATGGCTTTAAAGTAAGAATTATTAACGGATTAGAGAACTTTAAAAACTATCAGGACAAAGCATTAGACAGGTTGGGCTTAAAGAATATCACCTCAGGTAATATGTTTACTCAGAGTGATATTACCAAGCTGACAGCAAACCCCTATCTTAGAAACAGCCTGCGTAAACTTGATAATTTAAAGTTCTTTAAACAGGTTAACAGGTTTCAGAATTCACAGGCTTTTGCTATTGCTAAAAAGGCAGGACTAGGTTCTTTTATCAATGGCCTTTCAGGTAACAGCAATAATCAGGGACAAAAGGTAACCAGAACATGGAACATTGTGGATGATAACGGAGAGAGGGCTGTTACTTTTAATACATTCTTTGCCATTGATGTTAAAAATGAAAGCAAAGCTATCTCCTCACCTACTGAAAACGGTTCTTTTGTTTCTTACAATAAAACTCAATCCCCTATTGAGATACAGGTTGTTTTAGGTATTAAAGGAACTCCTGAAACAATCTTATCAGCTGTATCTGCGTTAATGGAATTGAGCAACAGCGAAACGATTGTCAGTTTGATCACGCCAGATCAGGAATACAAATCGCTTAATCTTATCAAAATGGATTATCACAGAGACGCATCAACAGGAGTTGATTTACTCACTGTTAACTGTGGCTTTGTTGAGGTACGACAGTTTAAGAGTGAGTATACCAATACAAAGATTGCAAAACGTAAATCAAGAGGACAGACACAGAAAAAGCCTGAATCAATGCTTAACAGTGTGTTAAGTAAACCTGTTGATGATTTTAAAAAGTGGATTAGAAATTAGCTATGGAAGTTCTATCTGTTGAAGCATTACCAAATCAGGAATTTCAAATCATACTTGATGATCAAATCTGCCAAATTCACCTGTATCAGAAAGGTGATTACATGTTTCTTGATTTGTATGTAGATGATGAAGCAATTGTTGAAGGCGCAATAGTTCAGCCTAAAACAGGCATTATTCAGTCTCCATCTAAGTTTAAAGGTCAACTTTACATTGTTGATGTAATTAACCCTGCGGATATGCCTAAGCAACCTAATTACACCGAATTGGGTGACAGATTTGAACTTGTTTATCTGACTGAAACTGAATGTAAAGATCTTGGTTTGAGGTTCTAACATGTTTGCATCTAAGATTATCTGGGGTAAAACTACCAGTGTATTAAAAAATAGTTCTTCAACCAAAACACAATCAGTAACTGAGATTAAAACCAATAAAGCTATAACCAAACAGGCATCTGCACCATCCTCTTTTAAAATCAGAAAATTGAAAGTTCAAATTACTTTAAACAAAGGAACTTTAAAAAACGGCTCTAACAGCATCTTAATTTCTGATCTTGGTATGTCAGCAAACATAGAGAAATTAGGGCCACCTGATTTTGGAAAAGCATCTGTAGAAATCTATAACTTGCCTCGTGACGTCATGGAGCGTATATCAACACTTGCAATGATGCCGATGTACCACAACTACAACTATATAAATATCTTTGCAGGTGATGATTACAGCGGTTATACACAGGTGTTTGCAGGAACTATAGCATCTGCTGTAGCTGACTTTAATTCACAGCCTGACATCAAAATGAAAATTGATGCTCGTATTGGTTTCTTTGGCTCTATTACTGCACAAGGTCAGAATGTTGTTAAAGGAACGCAGAGCGTTGCAAGTTTTGTTGAGAAACAAGCAGAGATTGCAGGTTTTACATTCAAGAATGAAGGCGTAACGGCATCTGTTAAAAACGCAATTTTTAGCGGTTCACCTATTGAACAGGCCAGACAGGCTTGTGAACAGGTAGGAGCAGAACTTGTTATTGATGATGACAAAATGATCTTAATCAGTAACGGCTCATCTGTAAAAGGAACTGTACCAAAGCTAACAGCCAGTACAGGTTTGATTGGTTATCCTTCCATGTCTTCTAATGGTATCAGCTTTAAAACTGTATTCAATCCTCAGTTTAAATTTGCAGGTCTTGTTGAGTTAAAAACTCTAGTCCCAAAATGCACAGGCCAATGGCGAATTACAAAATTAAGTCATAAGCTATCATCTAATTTACCTGGTGATGGTTCTTGGGAATCTACAATCACAGCCTACTATCCTCACATGAGTGGTGCTTGTGGAAGGTATGTATAATGTCTGAAATTACATCTACTAAAAAAGCCAGTACTCAGAGTATGTATGCTCCGTTAAGCCCTTTTAACGCTGAGGAGTATCACATACGGTCACTGATTGATAAAGTTGTCTTTACAGGCTTTTTAGCTAAGATTGAGAGCTGTTCTTCGTCAGATGAAGGTGGTACCAAAACAGTTATTGCAACACCTTTAATTGCACAAACTGATGCAGAAGGTAATGCTCTTTCAACACCTTCTTATCAGGAATTACCACACTACAGATTTCAAGCAGGCATTGCTGCTGTCATTATGGATCCTGAACCAAATGATATTGGCGTTTTCTTATGCATGAAGGCTGATGTATCAAACATCAACAGCACCACGACTGCTACTTCAAGACCTGCAAGCTTCAGAAAGTTCAATCCTGCTGATGCAATCATGGTAGCAACCATTCACACTAAAGATCCTAAAGTGTGGGTACATCTAAAACAGGACAAAACAATCGTTCTGCACGCTCCCGAGGGTTACACAGTAGAAACAGATGAGTATGTACACATTAAATGTAGGACATGCACTGTAGATGCTTCTGACAGCGTTACAGTCAACACTCAAACAGCTACTATCAATGCTCCTACAATCATTCTAAACGGTAATGTGCAGGTTACAGGAACTTTAGTATCAGGTACTCAAGGCGGAGGAACTGCTACATTTAACGGAGACATCATCTCACAGAAAGATGTTATTGCTTCTGGCACTTCATTACATACCCACACTCACAATGGTGTTTATCCTGGCAGTGGCAATACAGGAACGCCAAACTGATGAATACAGAACAAGCTTTTAAACTTGGTGTAGCTTACAGATTAGGTATGCTTTACGCTAATTTCTTAACCTGTGATTCAAACACTAATAATCCTTATTGGGTAACCATTAAAAATGGTAAGCATCTTTTAATTAACAGTTATGGAGACATACAGTCAGGTCATTTTAAAGGAAGTAATATAGCTGATTTATCAACAAGTCATGAAAAGAAAAGAGCAAAGAACAACTATAATCCATCGCTTGATCTTAAGTCACTTTATAAGCAGAAATTAAATGTTATTTCAAAGCATCAAGAAGCTGTGAATGACATGCTAAAAGCAAAGCATGGATATATTCCAAATGCTTTTCATAATAAACATATTGGAGATATTGATTTACATTGGGGTGATGAAAATTCTGGGTTACATCATATTCTTGAAAGAAGATCCAATCAGAAAGGCAAACTAAAGGAGATGTTAGCTCAACTCGATGAGATTGTGACTAAAGGTCAAGTTGTTGAAGAGACAGTTCATCAATGCATGCTTCGTTACAACAATTTTACTGTAATAATCAGTAAAGGCATTTACGGAACAAAAAGAAAGGCAATTATTACTGCTTTTCCTCAAAAAAAGCTAAGTAAGCCGTGAGACCCCTTTATATTTTCTTATAAGAAAATATTGTAATTTTCACAACCGAAGGAAGGATGAGTCTAAAGTTAAAGTTCCACCTTGTTCTTTAACATCATGGCTTACTTAATAAGCGGTAGAGTATTTAATCTTTATTGAAAAAGTTTTGCTTATTTTCAAAGAAGATAACTCTGAAGCTAAAAAAAAATACTTTCTCAGCATTACCGCTTACATAACTAAAAGAATTAAGCGGTAAGAGCCTTTCATCGTTTCTAGAAGGACGATGCTGTTTCTACGGAGGAGGATAGCTCTGAAGTTAAAGGTCCTACTCAACTCTTTAACATTACCACTTAATTTAGTAAAAAGACGTAAGCTCATTAAGGAAACACTACAAGTATCAGGGTGTCGCATCGAGTAGCATTTTAGGGGTGACCCATTGTCCAACCTTAATGATTTGCAAGAAGTAGAACTTACTCCTTTTACATATATTACTTATAAAGATAATTCATTAATCACCAATTTTCAAGGTTCTCAATATGCACTCTCTATTCTTAGATCCTGATAAATGGGATTTGTTTGTTGATAAAAATGGCAAGATAGCTAACTGCTATGCTGAATATGCCATAGCTCAAAACGTTGCTAATGCTTGCAGATTGTTTATCAAAGATGCTTATTACGATGAAGATCGTGGTATTCCTCACTTTGCTCTTGAGTTAAAAGAACAGCCTTCAATAGATATTCTAAAAAACAGATTAAGAGATGCTGCACTTGAAGTTGAAGGAGTTGCAGACGCTCAGGTTAACCAACTGACTACTGAAGGCAGAATGTTAGTTTGCCAAATGTTAATTCAATTAAACGATGGGACAATGATCAATGTTGCAATTTGATAGTTCAAAAGGTTTTACAGTTTCAGAAGTTGAGGACATACGTTCTGAGGTAGCATCTCAATGGAAAGAGGCTTTTAAAGAAGACAATACACCTGAGCTTAATACAGAGCCTGAGACACCGGCAGGACAGTTAATTGATTCTCAAACTGCTGCAATTTCACAAAAAGATGCTGAAATTGCTTTTCTTGCCAATCAATTTAACCCTTTGACAGCTTCAGGCAAATTTCAGGATGCATTAGGCAAGATTTACTTTTTAACCAGACATTCAGCTGTTAACTCTACCTGTGTTTGTACCTGTAAAGGTAGAGAAAACACCTTTATTCCTAAAGGCTCACTTATTCAATCTGAGGTTACTGGCATTAAATGGGAGTTAATGAACAACGTCACTATTAAGAGTAATGGTTCTGTTGATGCACAGTTTAAATGTTCTGAAACAGGACCTGTTGAAGCAGGTGCAGATACATTAACAAACATTGTAACTACTGTTGCAGGCTGGGATAGTGTAACTAACAATGCCAGTGCTTCTGTAGGTTCTTATGAAGAATCACAATCAGCATTTGAAACTCGAAGATACAACTCTGTAGCGTTAAATTCACGAGGCACAAATGGAGCTATCTACTCTCGAATATCTCAATGCGATGGTGTTTTATCCTGTTACATCGACAGTAATAGAACCAATGTAATTAAGAAAGTAGACGGCTACAGTATCAAACCTCACAGTGTATTCATTGCTGTGATAGGCGGTAATGATCAGGACATTGCCAGAGCTATCTATGAGACGGTATCTGCAGGATGCGATTACAACGGCAATACTTCTGTAAAAGTAAAAGATGAATACACTGGAGCTACAGAAGATGTAACCTTCTTAAGACCTGAGAAATTGCAGATTTACATTAAAGTTCTTTTAAAAGACAAAGAGACTTTGCCAAATCAGTACGAGACACTTATTAAAGATGCTATTTACAACAACTTCTATGGTCTAGAAGATAATCTTATTGCTAATGAACCGCTGTTAAGAGTGGGAATGAACGAAGATATTTATGCAAGTCGATTCATCATTTCAACATTAAACAACAATATCAATAACATCATGAACATATCTATTTCATCTGATGGTACAAACTTCGAGAACATGATTCACACTCCATGTAACCGTGAACCAGTATTGTTAAAAAACAACATCATTTTGGAATTTGTTGATGAGAAGGAGGAATAAGTGTCAGAGTTTCATATCGATGCAACTATACAATCACAGTATTCAGCATCAAAACATATTTGTAACTTAGTTAACGCTTTTTGGGAATCAATCAACCCCGAAGCTGACATCGAACTGATTTACAACAAGATGATTAACCCTCTTACAGCAGAAGGCATAGGGCTTGATGTCTGGGGAAGAATTGTTGCTGCTGGTCGCACCTTTTTAGCTAAAGACGAATCACTTCCATATTTTGGCTTTGATCCTGTGAAGTTAAAAAATGAGCGAGTAGCTGATTTTAATCATGCTCCTTTTTATACGGAAGTTAACGGTCAGCTAAGATTAAGCGATGAAGCTTATAGAACTTACATTTTCGTTAAAGCTATGATTAATATTGGAAACAGTTCTTTGGCAGATCTTAACAAAATGCTGCATACAATGTTTCCTAAAGCTGATATACAAATTCTTCATATCAGTACCATGACATTACGCCTTTTAATGCGTTCTAACGTTGCCAGTGCTGACATAGCAGCACTTTTAAACTTACCATGGCTGCCTACAGGTGTTGGTCTTGAGTTTTATCAGGTGATCACCCCTACATTTGGCTTTAAAGGTTCAAACTTAAAGAACTTCGGTAATTCAACATTTTCTACTTACTCTCGTGAGGATATAGCATGAGTAAACAACCTCAAATTTGGAAACAACCTTTAGGAGACAATGCCGATAAAAACGACATTTTGGATGAAAATTTAGAAGCCGGCTTTGTTGATCAAAAAACACTGTTCAGATCAATCTTTGAAGTTCCGTTAAAAGCCGGTGGTATGGCTCCTAAGAGAAGAGATTTTAATGGATTGTTTAACCTGATTGGACAATCCATTTTTTATGCCATGAACGGTGGTGTATGGGAGTACAACACATCTGTAGATTATGACTTAGGATCATTTATTAAATACAATAATGAACTGTATTTATGTATAAAAAAGAATGGTCCTTCTGCATCTATAATTAAAGCTCCTACAGACAGCTCATACTGGTGTAAATTTGCCACAGTACAGGATCTAACCCGCTATTTACCTCTTACAGGCGGTAATATTACAGGTAATCTTACTGTTCAATCTAAGCATGTTGTTCGTTCTGTTAATAACTTCAACGCTGACAGTAAAGGCAATATTTCTATCACAAAAGTTAACGCTTCAAATAACTCTGATCATGCAACAGAAGCAGATCATGCAACTTTAGCAGATAGAGCCTATCCAAAGCGTTCTGATGGTACAAATATCAATGTAATATGGAGTGGACAGGCAAATCAGCCTTCATGGCTTTTAGGTAGTAACAATGGTGTAGATTTCTATGTTTGGGATCCTTATAACTTTAGCGTTAATTACGCCAAATCAAGTGGTTCAGCTGAAAAGGCAAAACAAAATGCTGATGGTTTAAATCTTGATAATACCATTGTTAAGAATATCGCTATCTCAGGTAAAACCATTACAGTAACAAGGTTAGATAATACCAAGTACACACTTACCACTCAAGACACAAACACAACCTACAGTAAGTTATCACAGTTTCAAAATGACTGTGGATATATCACATCAAATAACAGGGCTTACCCTCGCAAAGTAGGAGGCGGTGATATTAACTTTAACTGGAGTGGTAGAGATGGTCAACCTACATGGCTATGGGGCGGAAATGACGGCACAAACATGTATGTCTACAACCCTGCTAATTTCTCAGTCAATTACGCTAATTCATCATGGTTAAGTACACGTGCTGTTCAGGACAGTGATGGTTTGCAGATCAATACTACTTATCTAAAAAAAGCTGATGCAGGTAAAGTTACTTTAAGAGCTACAAGAAACTGTGACGGCAACTGGAGTATTACAGGATTAACTGTTGGTAAACCCTTATATATCACACATTCGGGTGGTCATTCATGCCATATACAAGTTCTTTCGGGCACAAATGACTTTGTAGGACATGCTTATAACATTGGCGCTGTGTACTATTATTTAGTGGTTCAGAGTTCATCAGGCGCATATATTTATATTCCGACCTCTTCAACTGTTACTTTTAATATTACTAATGCATCAGATGACGGTGATGTTTTACGAGCCTACCAATAGGATTATTTTATGATTAAAGTTTTTATCTTAAACAGCGAATGCATCAATGTAGACAATAAAACTGATGCAAGACGACTAGTCAAAGAAGGAGCCAAAGAGGTTACTGACTTATCAATCTTTGGCGATCATGTTAAGGACGTTTGCCCTGCTAATACAAAAGTTAACGCAGATGGTTCTATTACTTTTACACCTCCTACTGATGAAGCTGTAAAACAAAAAGAAATTCAAAAAGAGATCTTAACCAAAGATAACAGAATTGCAGAGATCAAAGAAGAACTTGTAACAGCTTATCTTTTAGATGACAAAGATACTTTAGAGGCTTTAAAGACTGAGTATAAGGAGCTTATAAATGAAGAAGTGTAAGTATTGTCTAGCGCCTTTGGATAGTAAAGGTTATTGCTCAAAACCGTGCAAGTTAGGAGCGAAGCTAAAAAGAATTACTGAATTAAATCAGAAGAAGAACGGAAAATAACATTCCTGTTTTTTTTATATCTACACATTTCTAAAAGGTTTATAAAACATGAATAAACAGCCTCAAATTTGGACAAGACCATTAGGCGAAAACGCCGATGTAAACAAGATTGAAGATGACGTTGCAGTTGATTCAGGTAACATATCTTTTTCAAAACTGTTTGGCAAAATAACAGCTGTACCACTTGAAGAAGGCGGTATTGCTCCTGAGCGTGAAGATTTTAATGCTCTGTTTAAGTTATTAGGCGAAGTTGCATACTACTTCATGCATGGTGGTATTTATAACTATGCAAATAATATTGATTATGAAGTAGGATCTTTTGTCCGTTATAACAATGAACTTTACGTTTGTATTACTGACAATGGACCTTCAACCACGATAAAAGCTCCTACAGATTTAATTTATTGGGCTAATGTTAAAAATGCACAAAAACTCGCCACCGCTCGTACTATTAACATTCAGGATGCAAGTGGAGCCAATACAGGTACAGGTATTGATTTTGACGGTACAAAAAATGGCATTATAAAACTGCCTCAAACTATAAAAGGAAACCTTGATGGTAAGGCAACATCAGCTGAAGAGGCTGACAGCGCAAAGATCGCTGACAGCGCCAAAGAATGTAGTGGTAACAGTGCCAGTGCGACAAAAGCAACACAGGACGGTGCAGGACAGCAAATCAATACTACTTATATCAAGTCTTTATCTGTAAGTGGTCATACAATTACTTATACAAAAGGCGACGATACAACAGGCACTATTACAACTCAGGATACTAATACGACCTATTCAAACATGAAAGGAGCGACCACTAGTGCTAACGGTTCTGCAGGCTTAGTGCCAGCACCCGCAACAGGCGCAGCAAATCGCTATCTAAGATGTGACGGTCAATGGGTTGTGCCTGATACAGGCACTACATACAGTAAGTTAAGTCAGTTCACTAATGATTCAGGATTTATCACAAAGTCAGGCAGTTGTGCCAGTGCGACAAAAGCAATACAGGACGGTGACGGAGCAACCATAACATCAACTTATGTAAAGTTAGCATCAGCTCAAACTATTTCAGCTCAACATAATTTTTCAGCAGGTGTAAAAATCGGCGGTTGTTTAATTACAGTAGGTTAATATGGCTCGCATAAAATTTAATGTAAATGGAACAACATATTCAACTTGGAACCATACAACAAAACTAACTACTCCTAGTTTAATCTTAAACGATAACGGCACAGTAAGATATACACCTTTGTTTGCTGTAAATAATGGTGCAGAGGCTACATTAGATAATCATTGGTATTATAAATGCGGAGCTTTGGCTGTTACACATAACAATACTAAGTACCATGTTGCAATCAGTCGAAGATATACAAACGTTTTGTCGGGAACTATCAGTACAACTATTACACACAGCGGTAAAACAGGTACAACTACAACAACTACAAGTAAAACTGTTACACCAACAGGCACTCATTATTTTGGCTTTCAAGATGTCCCCCCTGGCAATTACGGCGTTACCGCTGATGTCACCGTTAATTACGGTGTAACTTTTTTACAGACACCAGCTATTTATATCCACTATGGCGGAACACTTGTAAGCGCAGGCACAAGCTCATGTGTAATCAGAATGACCAGCACAGTTGTCAATACGGGAACAAGCCCATCATACATGAATGCTGGCTCTGTGAACTACTTGCTAATCGTTGCAGGTAATGTAGCTACAACAACTACAACCTATCCAAATGAGACAAAATCAGCTGTTGCACAAGGTAATTTTAATTATGGTGTATCTTATCCTAGCACACCTAATTTATGGACGGATGGCTCTGGTATTGCTGTGTATAACAACAACGGTAACGCATCATGTCACGTATCTAAAACATTAAGCGGTACTGTTGCTTTTGGTAAATCAGCTACTTTATCTCATAATTTCGCAGTAGGTTTTAACGGTGATTTTGGATTAGGCTAATGGAACAGTGGAAATTTTGGAAGTGTCTTCCTATTGTAAAAGTTTCTGACAAAGGAAAAGTTTACGATTGTAAAAGAAATACTCTTTGTAAAACAGAAGTGATTAGCGGTCATGTTTACGTTTGGATTGATGTGTTAGGCATCAAAAGATATTTGTTAGCGCAAGTAGTTGCTGACACTTGGCTTGATAATCCTAACAATTATCATCTTATCAAGCATAAAGACGGAAACAATCTGAATAACTGTGTTTCTAACTTAGAGTTTGTAGAAACGATGGAAGACACAATCAATCATTCTAACGATAAAAAAAATATTGAACGTTGGAAAGAAAAGATGAAAAGGCAACATCAAGCATTTAGGAGCTTATAATGATTTATACAATAAGTTTAAAAGAAAATAAGATTGAAAAGAAAGATGAAATTTTTTACTTTGAAATGGCACAATCTTATGAACTTACAGATTTAGGCATAAACAAAATCATCTATAACGATGATACAGACGAATACAAGTACTTTGACAATACAAACAAAGAGCTTGATATAGAGCTTAACGAGTATCAAAAAACAGTACGAGATACAATCTTAACTACATTCCATTCTCTTTTTGACGCTGATGCTTTAAACCGCTTAAAGCAAAGAAAGATTTACGATCTGAAAACTCAATGTACTTTTAATGATTATTGCGATATTAACTGCAACTTCTTTTGCAGTTTTGGTTTGTTGTTACCAGGTGATAAGCAACATATAGACTTGTACAAAAGTTTATTGAATTACACTGATACAAATCTTGTTATCACTGATATGAATGGTGACAAACAGGAAGTTACAAAAGAGCAGCTTAACACCATTATTGAAGAGTGTCTTATCAATCTTGAATACTTGCAAAAACAGCAACAACAGGCAATTATAGAGATTGCTTCTTTTAACAGTGAAGAGAGTGTCACAAACTACAATGCGGTGATCTCCCCTTTCAACTTCTTCAGTTCTGGAGATCAATCTGAGATTGAAGATTTAAGAGTTAAAGTAAAGAACGAACTTATGTATCCTCAAGCCTTATCAGATGGTTTACTTGAATTGTCAGATCAATATGAAACAACAAATACAGAAAATCAGGATGCAATTATTGAACTGTCAGATTTAGTTTGTGAATTACAGGAAGAAGTTAAACAATTAAAGGCAAAACTAGGAGCTTAAAATGAATACTTTATATTATCGCTATGTGATTATGGGTAAACGTACTGTTGACAGCATTCCTGCATCAAGACGTGAAGCTGTAAAAGAAATGCTTATTGAAAATGGCTATACAATAAATGATGACGGCACAGTATCTAAGTCGTAACTCATTCTAAGAATGACAAAGCCTCTGTAATAGAGGCTTTATAATAACTAATTAACTTTGTCTGTAATACCAATATCACGTAAGAGCTTTTGAGCAAAATGTTTATCGGCTAGATGGGTAGGAATTTGAACACGACCTGTTAGTTTTCCATGAGCGTCTTGTTTAATCCAAATTTCATGGGAACCTTTACCATTACGATAATATCTGTAACCGTGTTCTTTTAAGATCTCAATGACAATTTTGTAGTAACCGTTCATTAAGAAAGTGCACCTATAATAATTCCATTAGGAGAAATTTTGGGATGATCCTTTTCGTCATCTACTCCATAAAGGTCGAGACTTACTAGATCGTAAGCTCCACTTTCAATAGCTTCGATTACTTCTTGAACAGTTTTACCCTCTGCATTAAGTCCTTTAATATCAGGACTACAGCCATAAATTAACCCTGTTTCTTTTGATCTAAAAATATCATAGCGATATGATAAGGTTACACCAAACAATTTATATATTTGTTTCCAAAATGGAAGACCTATTCTATATTTCATATCTCTTCTCCAACAATTTTCTAATGTGTAATATTACATTCTCAAAACGCTTTGGTAAATATAGAAAAATTTAACTATTTGATTTAGGACACTATAAAAGGAGTTTCTTAAGAAAAAAAAGACCAATCATGCATGATTGGTGTGATTATGTTGATGAGTGCAGAGCAAAGGCTCATGAGAAGATCAGAAAGGAATTAAAACGATAAAAAATAAGCCCCTCGAAGTGAGGGGCAAAGTTTTTTTAGTTTTTAGGGTTAAATTGATAATTGCAAGTTTTTACCTAATACACTCAACGCTTTTGCAATAGTATCAATTTTTGTTGTATGTCCTGTATCAATAATTCTATTAACTTCCTGGGGCTTAATACCCATTTTTTTTGCCAAATCCACTGGTCTTATATTACCTGACACCATGGTATTAAGCAATAATATTTTTGCACTTATTGATATAGGTAATTGAATAATAACATCGTCTTTTTTAGTCTTTGAAGGTGCAGGAAATAATCTATGATCTTCAATATAAAAATCAACAGCAGTAACAAGGCAATCTGTTGCAGTTTCCTTTAATTCATTTTTATCCCATATTTCTGTTATAGCTTCAGGTACATCTCTGAAAGTGACAATATAACCACCTTCACCGTTTGGAGTAAGAGTAGCTGGATAATCACGAGAAAACATAATGTTAATCCTTTTAAGTCAAAGTCATAAAAGTGATAAATAACAGAAGGAGGTATTTCACTCCTCCTGTTAAAATCACTTAAGTCCCAATTGACGTCTAATCAAATTTGCATAAGCATTAGTGATCTCTTGGGATGGATGTCTTTTTAATGTAGATTGTTTGCCATTTAAGTATAATTTTGTATGGCCTTTTCTCTCATCAAAAATAACACCTTGTTTCTTAAGTTCTTTTACGAATTCATTATATTTCATATAAGAACCTATTTTTTAAACTAAAAAAACTGTTAAAGCGTTTTGCTTTAACATCTGTTATTATAAATAATAATGTTTATAAAAGCAAACAAAAATGTTTAAAGTTATTATTTAATAAATAAGACTGTAACAGCTATTGATTAAAAGGTGCTTTGCATCCGATAAATAAGCCATTTGTATAATATATTATTAAAATCATCTATTAAAATAGAGGAATCATCTAGTAAAATAGAGGAAACATCTTTTTTAATAGATGAACATCTATTTTTATAGATGATGACTTTTAAGGCGGTATCACTACCGCCTAATTTCTAACCAAGAACTTTCTTCAGTATGTAAGCTGAAACCTTAAGCCCCTCAGCTTGTGCCTTTGATTTAATGAGTTCGTTTTCCTCATCAGTACACAAGATCACAATACGATTACTCTTTTTAAGCTCCTCGTCTTTTCTATAACCAACCTTACGACCTGCACCTTCTCTTTTTCCGCCTCTCATATTAGTTTACCAACCAATCAATAAATCTAATAATATTGGATATAAAGCTGACGATACAAACAGCCCAAAGTAAGTAATAAGTAATTTTTTCTTCTTTAGTCATCATATTTTTGCTATCCTATACGCAAGCCCCAAGGCTGTAACCTTGAGGCTTCTACTTAGTTATTTAAAAATCTTAATAGTTCGTTGATAAAATCGAGGATTGCAGTCACTAGAAGAATCAACTCTATTAAGTGTTTTTTAATAAAACGTAGGTATTTACGTTTTTTCTTTTTCATATCAACCTCCTATGCCTATTATTATACTAAATTAGATTATTTATTGCAAGTAATAATCTATAAATATAGTAAGAAACATAGGAGTTATATAACTAAAAAAGGCAGTATCTCTACTGCCTTTTCTATTAGCTTCTTGTTACAAGCTCATTTTTATGAATTTTAACTGTATTAAACCTCTTTAACTTCTGAACGCTAATGTCAGCTGCGGTTGCAGCATCAAAGATCTTTCCTATAGGTATTTCTCTTAACTGTTGTTTCAGTTCATCAGCCTGAACTTCTATTTTACGAAGAGACTCGTATGCTTTTAGTAAGCCTGGTCTAAAAAGCTGATGATAGTGAACAAGAAACTCCACTGCTTCAGCTTCACTTTCAGAGAAAGTGACATAATCCTTTGGTAAGTCACTTGCCTTGATAGAGTGTATCGCAATCATATAGCCCTGGTTATATGCACGACTTGCGATATTACATAATGAACTCATAGCTGACTCATCAAGTCCATACTTGATACATTGATTTGTAATCTCTGTAATGAACCAAGTGTTATAAGGTTTAATTGACTCAAGCTCTTTATTTAGGTTGAATGAACCGTTCTTTCTTATTGAAGGTAATACTTCATTACAAATCCACTGTCTGAACTCACGGGCAATCTTAGAGTTAGATCTCATCATTACGAAGTATAACTGTGGCTCTGTGATCATGGTGCAGTCTTGGTCACGTCCCAAGCTATCTTTTAGGTGGCATGAATTTAATTCACCCCATCCAAATTCTTCTTTTATCTGATTAGCTGTCTTAGCTGGTGTAGACAAGTTAAGTGATGCACATACATCTGCCAGGCAAAAGAGCACTTCACCTTTATCGTTCTGTTCTACACGGATATTTGAGTCATGGAAGTTGTATGAAGTTAGATTTGAGTTAGACATGATAATGTCTCCTATGTATATATTTTTGATTAACCCATTTTGAGTGGGTCGGTGGTGCTCAAAAACTCGTACATAGTCGAGCGGTGCTTATTCAATATATTCACACCACACCACCATAGAGTAAATACAGTAAACCTAAGGCTTATGTATTAAATATGGTGAGATTGACGTGTGTCGCCAAGTCAGCGCTATGTATCGTCGTGTTTTTGAGGCACGGTAGGGCAGTCCCTACATCGGCGATAATAGCGCAGTTACAGATAGAAGTCAAATTAGGAGATTTTTGAAATTTCTTGTATGTTAAGTCTTATCGGAACTCCTTCTTCATTAACTATAAGTTGACCATTGACTTTTAATTTATCATTGGTACTTCTGTTAGCGAAAGAATCCAGATAATCATTGTTTAGTGTAAAAAACTTCAAGTCGGTTATAGTTGCTGGAATGATAATTTCTTTTGAGCTTATAGGGTCAGTGTAAATGACAGTACATGATCCATTTTTTTTATCTAATTTACGGAGTTCAATTGTACAGTTAGTAACATCTACTATTTCACTCTGTTTGATAAATAACTCTTTTGTCTCACTGTCAGCGCTAAATATAACTTTTTTATCCAACAAACCTTCAATAACTTCACATTCAGTATTAACAGGATTTAAAAAACTTCTTCCCGATGAGTTTAATTTTTTTAAGTGTAAGTTAAATTCGTCAGCTTGCTTTTGACTTGTAGCTTTAATTTCATTTATTTGGTCGTTGCTATATTGGATAGCTTTATATGCTCCTTCAATAATTTCAGACTGCCTTTTAATTAGTTCGTCTTTATTATCCATCCTTTTATTGATATCTGATAATTGGTCTTTTAGATGTTGATATTTCGATGACAGCCTTTCAATTTCTACATCTCGAGAAGTGATCTGTTTCGACTTTCTATTAGATAAAAATCTCTCCAGAAAAAAGCTTAATAGTACGGTTCCTGCACCATCAAAAAGACCGAGATCTTGGACATAAACCCAAACTGTTGTGATTATAGAACCTTTTGTTAATTCAGCTTTGGTAGTAACTTTAATGTTAGAACTGTTAGGATCTATCCTTCCATGTACAGATAAATTAGTTAAACCAATTAACACCTTAGCTAAACCTTGCCATGACTTAGCTAAAGATGACAATTCCATTTCGTTATCATTGTTAAATAACTTGTCGTAATGGATTGTTAACTTCAAAAATTCCTGATTTTTCTTAACCATTGGATTAAAGTCCCAATTAAATTCAAAATCAAAAGTCGTCATAATAAACACTCAACAAGCTAATTAATACAATTAATCAAAAATATCCACCAAACAAAACAGGCTGTTTTGTGCTAGCAATCACTAAATATTTAAAACATTAACTACCAAGCAAACAGCTTAAAACTAACTTCGCCATTACTCATCTTTAACCTCCACTCCAAAAGGGAACCATTCACCAGCGAGCTTAATCTCAAAAGTCTTAACCAGGTATTTAGGAGTAAAACTATTTATAAAGAGTAATCTATTAGTTTTTGTATCTACTTCTAAATTTGTGATTGTAATCTGCTTAGTAATATTAGGTTTAGCCTTGTATCTAAGATATAAACCACTGCCAACGAAACAATAATACTTTACACTATCTTTAGCTAAAAGTTCATCAACTTCTGCTATAGTTCTAAAAGGTCTGTATCCCTTTTCTTTTGGCTTATTCTCTTTTACCGCATTTAAAGGTAAGAAAAAAGAAAAATCACCATAAAAAGCAGTTGATGAAAAACAATTAGCTTGATTATCACGAATACGCTCTATTTTTGAGTATTCGGTATCTCTCATGTCATATAGATCACTGATATGATTGCAAAAATACCCCTCATCACCAATTTTCACATCATTTCTAGTATTCCATGACTTAACATCTTTAATATCAAATTTCATTTTTTATCCTCACCGTTGATAAATTTATCCAGTTCAACCAGAGCAGCGCAGTGACTTCTTAAGAAGTGGAACACAGCGAAGGCTTTGTCTCTGTAGTCGATCATCTTTGTCACTAAAAAACACAAAATCACAAGATTGAATACAGAGAAGGTCAGAGCAATTTTTGTCATAAGCTCGTACATAATCACCTCAAATCTTAAAACAAACCACTGTCGTCATCGGAGTCCAAAAATGCTATGAAGACTGCAGCGAAAACAACAGGCGACTAATATACCCAGCATCATTTAAACGTTCTCCAATTTCAGCTTTTTAGCCAGAGCCTTTATTTCTACGAGCTGGAGCTGGTCAAAGTAAAACTCTATGAAGTTAGAGTGCCTTGCTTCGACATCCATCTGACTTTCAATGAATATCCTGCGGTCAAGTAGCGCGCTACGTAGAATGTCACGCTCTTCAGGAGTCAGCTCAACAGTTAATGTCTTTTGTTTCATTAGTTCTTTCCTGTGTCTTTTGAATCAGCCATCTTGTGTATTTCTGTAACTCGTTACTAAAAGCTTCTGTGGTATTGATACGAGGTGTTACCCAGCGCAGATTACTTGCAAGATTGTTTCTGGGATCATTATCAATATGATCAACAATTGTGTGTGTCTCTGGATCCGGATTCTCGCAAAATACGGAGGCTACTAACCTATGTACAAATACATGTTTTTGAGCCCCTCCTGAATACAGCATACATGCCAGATAACCTCTTGATCTGTGATTTGAAAAATAGCATTTGCTTAAAGCTACAGGTTTCTTGGTTTTTGAGTTCCAAACCCTGCCATAATCGCTGACAAGATACTTTTCAAAAGGAGCGACTAATGGCTTAAATGTTTCACCTTTCAACGCAAATTCATCAATATTCATATTTACACTCCTGTACTACCAAATCCGCCATCACCACGATGAGTATCAACACCAATAACCTTACCTTCAATCATCTTGATATTTGGTAAAGGTAAAATCACCAACTGAGCAATACGATTGCCCTTAAAAATCTTTGTTACGTTAAAAGGCTCTAATACAACTCTGATTGAACCTGTATAACCTGCATCAACAACGCCAATCGGTGTACCAATACCTTTAACGTTGAATGATGAACGTGGGCATACAAGACCTACATAACCTTCAGGAATTAGAATATGTACACCAGTATCAATGGTGTTAGCTTTGTTAGCCTCTAACATCTGATCTTCCATACATGAAAGATCAAAGCCTGCATCACTGTCATGTGCTTTTGCTGGGACATAAGCACCTTCATCTAATTCATATTTAATTTGCATGTTGTATTTTCCCTTCATTAACCAACTCTGAAATTCTGCTTACAGAGAAACCTCTTTGATCTTTTAAGAACATGAACTGACTTAAACGGATCTTGTAAAAAGAGCAGAAAGCATCAGCTGATTCAAATACACGACCGTCACAGTCAACATAAGTCATAGTTGTTTTCTTGGTTAAATCACGTTCAGCTCTTTTACTGTCTTTTATCTGTTTTCCTACCTTGATGCTCTGAGCAAATGAATTACTGTGCCATTTGTCATTACTCTTCTTTGTTTCGACCTGTTTTACCTTAGTACGACCTGACATCGTTTCTAGCTTAATCTTGTAGTCTTCCTCTGCGTTTTTAAGTGCCAGGTCGTAAGGTAAGTCATAATCTTTCATGTACTCATAACAAACAGCTCCGATATACTTTTCACGGTTCTTTACAAGTTCAGAAACGCTTTTGTAATGAATAAACATAGCAGTACCTTTTAAGCAGCGAACTCTAATAACTTCTGTCTGAACTGCTCACGAACTTTAATATCTTTATCAAGCTTCAGGTTCTTAACAAACATCAAAGCATCAAAAGCATCTAAAAGTCGGTTTAAAGCTTTGGCATACTGCAAATCAGTAGATGCATCTTTCTTTAACTCAAAGCGAACAATTCGGGTTAATGAATCATCATTCAGATCGTTAATAATTGAATGAATAAAGTCATCAGCAAAACCCAGTGACTGCAACACCTTTGTACCGTTATAAGTGGCACCTAAGATTTTAAAAGTTTTGACTACATCTTTTGGTTGCTCTACTTGCACTGTCTCTTCAATAGATACTGTCTTCTCTGTCTTTGCTGTAACTGTTTCTTTACTCTCTTCTTGTGTCTTCTTAATGTCTTCATTCTTATTAACTTTTAAAGGTGTGGTTAATGCCTTCTCCATACTCCAGTGCAGTCTATTAACTCGATGGTCATATATCTTTGAAGGAATATGGTGAAACTCGCACATCTCTTTAATTGACTCAAACTCATTACCTAAATGATCTGTTACTTTCATCTCTAATCTCCCCAAAATCTGTCTGACTGTTCCTGTTGTTTTGCAAAATAAGCATCTGCGTAGCTGTCATCGCAAACCTCATCATCAGGATCGTAATCGTCATACTCACGATCGTCTTCTTCGTAGTCCTCATCATCTTCATCAGGTACTTCAACCCAATCATCAGGTTCAGAAATACTTTCACTGCCTGCACGACCTCTATATTCCAAATGCATAGTTACTCCTGCAATTTTTCAATCTCATCTTCGTGCTTGAAGTACCACTGCAAAGCGTACTTCTTACACATCAGCTTAAACTCATGGTTACTGATACCAAGCTCACTGACCATGACATCTACACTGTCACCGTTAAATTCCAAACTCTGCAGCAATTCAGTAAATGTCATGCCCAGAGGCTTAACAATTCTTTTAAAGAGTTCATCAATGTTCTCATCTATACTCTGATAAACTCTTTTATTGCTCTTATAAAAACTTTCAATCTCTTCTACTGACCAACCTTCACGAAGTCTTTTTCTTGCCGTGTTACGTGATATTCCTGTTGCCTTACATAAGGCTTTTAAACTCATAGCACCCTCACGACTGATTTAAATACACACAATAAATCAGGACCAAAGAAACGCTGTCTTCTTCCAAATGTCATGACTCTGACCCCTCTTAACCTATTTTTTCTTTTTAAAAGCTGAAACATTGCTGTTGATATACCTAAAAGAGATGCTGCATCCTGAGCTGATACCCAGTTCTTAATGTTAGAAACTTCAATTTCAGTGGCATTGAGTGCTAAAGGCTGTTCCCTTTCTTCTTTCTTTAACACTTCATACTCTTTAATCTCTTCATCTGTTGGTATGTGACCTATCATCATCGGTTTTGCCATAACCAGCTCCTATGCTTCAACAGCAATTGAAGATCCAAACTCAAAACCTTTAAGGTATCTCTCTTCAAATGTACGTACCTTTTTTAAGAAAAGAGGTAATACAGAAGTGTTATGTCTTAATGTGTCTGCTTTTATATAAAAAGCTGTCATGTTTAAATTGGTGTCAAAAACTCTGTAGGTAACGTTATCTACTGTCTGACTGTTTCTAATCATGTCGTCTAGTGCAGTAATCCAGTTAGCGTCACTGCATAGAGTTGTAAAATCTTCGCTTTCATCAATGTAACTAACTGTGAAACGGTGCTTTAATATGTCTAATCTCATTTTTCAATCCCTTCAAAAGGGGCGGTGCGAAGTAGAAACACCGCCAATACTCACCTTTGACTACTTTTTTTATTAGAATGGAAGGTCATCATCTGCCTTCTGTACAGTAGCCCCTTGTAATGCGTTCATCTGCTGTACCTGCTGAACTACACCTTGTGGAGCCTGTCTTACAGGTGGTTGCTGTACATAACCTTGTTGCATCTGCTGTACTGGCTGTTGCTGATAACCTGTTTGAGGTTGTGCTGCATAAACAGGTGAACCCTGCTGTACATAACCTTGCTGCATTGGCTGAGCATATTGCTGTCCGTAAGCCTGTGCCTGCTGTTGCTGTTTCTGAGGTGGTACATAGTCAGGACGAGCAAGAGTTTTGTTATTGTCAGGATCTAAGTAATTCTGTTTGTTGTTACAGAAAGCATTCCATGCGTTCAGATGTTTAGAAGCTGGTAGATTTGCATTAAACTCAGCAGCACTCTGACCTGTTTTAGATACAAAGCCAAGATTTTCAAATATAGGATTACCTTTGTCGCTGTAACCTGTAAATCTGAGCATTGCTACAACTTTCTTACCCTGAAACTGCTTGTACTCTTCAATGCAGTAGTCACCAGAGCCATCTTTCTTTGTTCCCCTCTTTTCTACATAGTCATCTAAAATGATGTTGCCCTCAGCATCAAACTGCTTTGTAAAGAACAGCAGATCTTGAAGTTCCTGTGAAGTTGCTGACAGAAAAACTGAGAATGAAAGTGAACGTAGTGGCTCATTGGTTACAGTGTTAAGCACCACCGCATTGATGATGATCTGCTCGTAAGTCTTACCATTCTTCTTTGATACATCCTTTTTGTGAGTTGCCTGAGCAATCTGTAAAGGGAAAATACCTGAAGTATCAAGTGGAGCAAAATTAGCTGTGTTAATGTTGTTGCTTAAGTTGTCCTGTGGCTTTTTACCGAAATTAATCATTTAAAAATCTCCTAATAAGCGAATGGTGGTTCTTTTGGTTCTGAAAACTGTTCAAGTTCTGTTTCTGCGTTCTGTACAGACTCTTTTTGAGTTGCAGCTTTCTTCTTTCTTGGTTTAACTGCAGTTGCTACAGCAGGGTTAATTTCAGCCTGTGGCAGTTCAGCTTTACTCTCTACCACTGTCTGTACTGGAGTTTCTCCGTATGTCTGTGTATCCTTAAGATCTTCAACTGAAGGTAAGCCTAAAAGCACATCAGGATAAGCAGCATCACATGCACGTGCTATAGCTCTGGTCATACACATTCCTCTAAAATCCTGAGCCCATGGTGTAGGTGCACCTTTAGCTGTAACAGCACCGTGAACAATTCCATCAGGTGTCTTAAACGCTTTACGCATTGATATAGCTTCATCAGCACCAAATGAACGTTCAATACGCTGACCGTTACGGTTAATAACTACGGTTGCTCTTAAAGTTTTCTGATCCCAGTCTTCTTTCTCAAAAACACCACCGGCACGAAGAACTAAAGCTCTCTTTGCCTTTGTGTATAAAGCTGGCTGTGTAGCACCAGGCAAAATATAAAGAGCTGATAGAGTTTGCATGAAGGTAAAGCCTAGTTCTTTACCCGTCAGCATCATTAAATAAACTTCTGCTGTATGGTCAGCTGTAGCTGTAGAGCGAATTGACTCAGGAATTAAATTTGAGCGTGAAATCTTGTTGCAAAAATCCCAAGCCTTATCGTTAATCTCAGGGTAATCAACCTCTTTTACAGGTAATGGGGCACTTCCTCTAACAGTTAAAGGCTCATTGATCATTGGTTCAGCATTTACAACTGGTGCTACAGGTTCAATCTGAGCGTGCACTTCATTTTCTACTGGTGTTGCCACCTGCTGAACGTTAGCGCTTAATTGAGGTGCATCAAATTTCATTGGCATAATCTGTCACTCCTAAAGATAAATTCTTAATGCTCTTGCAGTAGGGTTGGTTTGAACATACTGGTTGTAAAGAGTAGGGTTCTTAGCTTCAAAAAGCTTTGCGTTAAAGGCAGTACGAACACTTGATTTAAAGGTGAAAGCTGTCTTTTTCTTTCCATCCTCTGTTATGTATGTCATCTTGGTGTAGTCAGCTATTTCATTGCATAAGCTGTTTTCAAGCTCTTCTTGTTTAGCTTCAAGAGTTTTAATCTCAGCTTTAACCTTATTGATTTGCTTTAGCTGCTCTAAAATTTCTGGTGTTGCTTCACCTTCTTTGCCTTTAACTAATGACTCAGCTTTCAAATCACTCATGCTCTTAGCAGGTGCTACATCCTGAAGTACATTTACTGTCCAGAAGTGATAAGCAACATTAAAGAGTTTCTTGTGATATTCACGATCTGCATGAACTCTGTAGAATCTCAAATCGTTGTTACCGATAAGTACGCCTACATCCCACCATTCAAGACCTGAAACCATCATGTAGTACTGAACCTGTGCTCTGTACTCAGGGTTAATCTCATCTGATTCACGAACTAAGATTGTGCCGTCATAAAGGTTAGGCTTACCCCATTCAGTACGCTCATATGTGCTACCGTCTTTATCAGTAAGACGAGTTTTCTCATTGTAGTTGGCCGTCTTGCACTCCAAACCTCCTAACAGCACGCCGCCTTCATCAATTGGCTTGTCGTACACAAGACGGTCAAAGTTACCCACGATGAATGGATAATCTTTCATTGCTACACTCTCAGCTTCGTACACTGTGTAGCCTGTCTGTTTCTCGTATCTATCTGCTACAACACTCTCTAGAGCGTGACCTGTGGCAAAAGGTAAGTAATTTTTATCTCGAGCAATCTCTTCAGGTGTCTTTCTAAAAGTTTTATCTCTCCAAACCTTGTATGCAGATCCCCATTTAGATTCGCCCATAAGCTTTGGCATATCTGAACCACCAATACCGAACATACGTGAGGTGGTGAAGCGGTCATCATCTGTAACACACTTGTCTAAAAGTTCGTAAATGTAAGCGTTACGCTTTGCCTGTAACTCTTCTAACTCAGGTGCTAATGTCATAATTTAAACCTTATAAATCTCGTACAATGTGAACCAAAAGGCTAACAATCCCATAGTGATGATTAAATCAACCGCTATGCGTTTAGCTTGCCTTAGCTTCTGTTGGTAACTTGGTGTCTTTAACATTCTTGAGAAGCTCCTCTAAGAGATCATCAGATGTAGCGTTATCTTTGATGGATACACGCTGATTAGCCTCATCAACAGCTCTTAAGAAGCTTGCAATAGCTTCACCTGCTGTTTTCAGATTGTTGTTTGTCTCCTCACAGAACTTGGCTTTAGTAAGCATGAACTGACGTATCAAAGCTGTAGCAAGTTTCTGTACGACAAGCTTTTTAGAAACCTGAAAGATGATCTTCAAGAGGTTGATATAGCCATTTACAACCTGCTCTGTAGGTGCGTTGTCCCAGTGGAATGAAATCAAATCTTTTAGACGTAAAACAGCCATGCTTTCATCGTTTTTATCTGAGGTTGAGACAACAAATTCGTGTGTATCTAATTCGTAGAAGTCACTTGCAATACGGTCTTTAGTACTACCATCAAGAACGGTAATGCATTCATACTGTAGCTTTGTTGCTTCCTTCTTATAGATTGGTTGCAGGTATGGAAGTAATTCAGAGACAACCTGTTCTTCTAGTGGGGTTGATTCAGTAGCAGGTTTAGCTTCAACCTTAACCTTCTTAGCCTTTTCTTTCTTAGGAACAGGTTTAGCTTCAACAGGCTTAAGCTCAGTCATTTGCTCAATAACTGAAATCATTAGAGTTTCAGAAATTTGTGTGTAGAGTTCACATTCTCTTTCTTCAAGCTCATTCTTTTTCTTTTTAGTTTCGTTATTTAAAGAGATAGAAGAAACATTTAGATACTTAGAAGCCAACTTGGTCGCACTTTCAACTTCATTGTTAAAAGCTACAAGTGCAGCACCTGCTTCAAGGTAGTCGTTCTTTAAGTCATCTGATATTGTGAGTGTTAGTTGCATTTATTATTACCTCTTCGTTATTACTAAAGTAATAATATATTATTAAAGTAATAAATACAACTATTTTTATAAAAGAATTATTACTATATGAATAAAATCATAATAAATGTGATCTTTATCACTATTAGATAATAAATAAAGTTATGTACTTACAGCTTCCGCATCATCGGTCGTGTCATAGATAAGTCGGGGTGGTGGGGGGTAATATAATAAGAGTGATAAGTTTTAGGAGAAAGATATGGCTGAAAAAACAAAGGAAGACAGAAAACTAGTAAAAGCAAGATTTTTTGAAATTGATAAAGCCAATACAAATTTATCTTATAATTTTGTAGAAGTATTAGAACTTCTTAAAAGAGCTTTGAATGAAAAAACTAAAATTTCTGACAGACAGCTGATCTTAAATAAAAGTAATAATGATGATGAATCTGATATTCTTGCTCATTATGAATGGAATGCTAACAAAAGTTATTTATTTGGTCTCATAATGAGAATTGCACCTGAATCATCTACAGGATCACTATCTCCTGAAGTTTTAAAGAAAGAACAATGTTCTATTGATGAGTTAGTAACAAAAGACAGCATCAATTCAATTTGTACAGATCACTATTATTTTATATTAAATAACAATTACTTAATTACAAATTTAACAGGTCTTAAAAATATCGATTGTTTTCAAACTTACATTAACTGGTTAACTGAAAAGGAAAGAGGTGAACAATTGATATCCTTTGTACCTCAAACAACCTTACCAAAAGATGTACCTATAAGCTCATTAAGAAAATTAGAATTTGGTGATAATACAAAGATTGTAACTGACTTAAATAATCAAAATAAGAAATTTATAACTCATATTAAAGAACTTTCAAGTAAGATGTTAAAAAACCTTCTTCTTAAAGATTCAAATTATTCATCACTTGAAGATATTGATTTAGAGGAACTGATATCTGCAAAACTGATAATTTCACTGAAAAGGAAGTCTAAAGATATAAATGAAGATGAGTTTCAAAAAATTATGGGAACCATTTTAAAACCTTTAACAAATGACTCAGGTATAACGTTAATTGGAAAAAATGGAGAAAAGCTATCAGGATCTGATATTAAAAAAGTAGAATGTTTTACAATAGATAAAACTTCAAGGGGACATATTGATGAAGCCCAACTTAAACAAAAATTTGAAGAGTGCCTCTTTAAATTGAAGGGATAGAAAATGTTAAGTCTGTTTTGTAGATATTTAACTGCTTTAATAATATCAGTTGTTATATCTTCATTGTTTGATATTGAATGTAAAGATCAAGTTATTCAGACTTTATTTACTGTAATTGGCATAGCTTATTCTATAGCTATCAGCAATATCATTGGTTTTAAAACAGACGATATAGTTAATGTTAAATATAGAAACATCATAAAAAACAAAATAAAAAGCATGAAGAATATGAATACAATAGACTTTTCACTTTCAATACTTGTATTCATATCTTCATTTTTATTTACAAGTTTCAAGTTCTCTCTTTATTTTGTAAGATTTAACATATCAATGTTTGTTTTGTTATCTCTTCTTTTTTCTCTTTTATATATTGTTTGTAGTTTTGCAGGTTTACAACAATTAAGTGAAGATGTATCTGATAGATTGTACAAGGAAAAGAACAAAATTAATTCAGAAGGTTAAATGCTAATCAGTAGTTTTAAATAAAAAGCCAGTACTACAATACTGGCTTTTACATTTTAGATTACAACGTTTGGTGTTTTACCTAAAACTCTCAAAGCATCCTCATACTTCGATTCGCTTGTACTACCTTTACCGCAAAGCATCTGATTCATCTGAGCTTTACTGATACCTAACTTCTCAGCCATTTCAGTTTGCTTTAAGTTTTGCTCAAGCATTGTATTCCATAATAAGAAACGCAACTGCATTCTAATAGGAATATACAAAGCCATTTTACCTTCGCAGCTTGTTTTTGGTAGGGGTATTGGCTTGCGGTTCTTACGATAAACTACTTCGATGTAAGCTAAAAAAGCATCTGTTAATACATTCTCAGCATCTTCAAATGTCTTTTGTGGTTTTGTAGAGAAATCAAGATCTGATACGTATCCTACAAAGCCTTCCTGTGTTTCTTTAATTTCGTATGCATATAACATATAATGAACTCCATGAGGTGATTACTGAGTGCCAATAAACAGCCCCTTTCGAGGCTGTTAGTTAACTAAGACTCTTTACTTTTGCGTGGTCTTTTTTGACGCTTCTTTGTGACTTTGCAGTTAACTTGAACTTTGAGAATTACTAAGTTAACTTCAAATTTCACTGTCTTTACTTTGACAGGCACTTCATATCACCTCCTTGATTATTAGTATAGCAAATTATTATACTTTGTAAAGTAATTTATTAAATTATTTCAACGAGGTTAAAGTGATTAAATATCCTCCACAAAGAGGCATGTTTTTACTGTGTGATTTTTCAGGATTTAATGCACCTGAAATGACTAAAAAGAGACCTGTTATTGCTATAACACCGTCATTATTGCATGGCGATGGAAGCCGTTTAGTAACGGTAGTTCCTCTTAGTACTACAGATCCAACCCCAGTAATGCCATATCACTATAGATTGAATAATATACCTCCTATACCATATTATGATTCACAATCAGCCTGGGTAAAATGCGATATGCTATACACTGTTGCCTATGATAGGCTTAGTCTCTTTTATAATGGAAAGGGACAATCAGGAAAAAGAAACTATATATACGAAACAGTAAATGACTACGATTTCAATCAGATAATTGAATGTATTATCAAAGGATTAGGTTTTAGATAGTTAAAGATAATTGAGTTTAAATGTTTCTTAATCTATAATTAGTTTGTTCCTGAGAAATCAGGGTTCAAAGTCCTATATGAGGCATTCAATAAGACCAAAATATGGGCCGTCACAGAGCCGAGATTGCAATCGTCTGTGGTGTCAGTCGCCCCTCCAAAGTGAGGGGCTTTGCTTATCTTACTTACAAAAAATCTCTTTTAAGATCTTAAAGCACTCATCCCCCTCTTTGTAACGCTGTTCAATCAACTCTTTAAGCTTCATAGCCTGTAATTCTGATACAGGACGTTTGCCATTCTCCATAATTGAGATGTAATTACTACCAACACCAACTTTTTCACCTAATTCACTGGTAGTTAAGCCCAATGCCATTCTTAAACGCTTATATAACTTTCCATCCATGATTTAATGTCCTATAATCGGAGTAGGTGGGGCTCTCACCCCACCTTGCTTTCTAGCTTAAGAGCTTAAAGAGATTATACAGTTCCAATGCTTTCTCTCTGTTACTTTTGCTAGAAAGTATTCACTTATTCTTTTACGTATTTACCGACCACAACTCCAACAACTGTCATAGTATCCGTCATAGGTATATATTTTGGACCAGGCCAGTCTGGATTTAATGGCTTTAGATAGCAATTACTACCATCAATTACTATTTTCTTCATAGTTGCAAAGCTGTCTGACTGTATATTATCAACAACAATAACAATACTGCCATTGTCATAAGCTTTCTCAGGATCTATAAAAACAATGTCGCCATCATAAAATTTTGGCTCCATTGATTCACCTTCAACTCTTAAGCAGAAGATCTTAGTGCTTTCTGACTTACCAGGATATGGATACCATTCTTCTATATCTTGATCTTCTACTTCTGTCAAACGTCCTGCTTTTACCCACGAAATAAGAGGCGCTACACAAGAACATTTATTAGTTTTTCCAATAGGTTCATCTCCTAATAAAGCTAGAAGAGAAACATCTAGACCTTTTGCTAAAGCAATTAAAGTATTTATACCAGGGTTCGCTGTTTTCCCTTCAATGATCTTATGTATGGTAGGTTGGGGAATCCCTGTCTTTTTAGATAAAGCATTTGCATTTGTGCCCTTTTTTATAAGAATTTGATTAAGAACATTGTAGTCAAATGTCATTTCAACTCTCCTAACATTGTAATAATCAAATTATACCTAAAGTTATAATTTAAGTAATTTGAACTTGATATTACTTTGGTAATAACATATTATTATTAAAGTTATAGATTTTGAGAGAAAAAAAGAATGATTAGTCCTTACGAAGCAATCGAGATACTTGAATCTTTAGGTTTAACTCAGCAGCAAATAGCAGAATTGACAGGTACGCAGCAAGGCTACATTTCACGCTTAAAAAGCAAATCAATTAAAAGTCCTAGCTATCAAGTGACAGACAAGCTAAGACTTTTAGTCAAAAAAATGAAAAGCGAAAATGGAGATAGTTAATGATTAACTCTTCTGTAGCTTTTCAGGTTAACTACATTCCTCCTGAAATAGCTTCATGTAAGTATTTATCTATCACTGCAAAGTATGTCTTTGGCCGTATAGGCGGTTACACCAAAAAGTACAGTCAAGACTGCTGGGTTACTAATGCTCAATTAGCTGATGAATGTGGTATTAGTGCAAGATCTGTAGCTGAAGCTATAAATCAATTGCGAGATCATAAGCTTATTGTCACCAGTCTGGGAATGTATAAAAACAAAAAGATACGCTACATAAAAGTTATCTATAAACCAGTTAACGAAAATGCAAAATCTGCACAATCGGATTGTGCAAAAAATGCACAATCTGAAAGTGCAAAATCTGCATCTACTGTGTGCAAAAACTGCACAATGGAAAGTGCAAAATCTGCACAATCCTCATCTATATATAGAGATAAAAGTAGAGAAAAAATAGAGTTAAATAAAACAAACACATCTTCCTCTCAATCACACACACAATTTTCTATCGAAAAAATAGAAAACGATGCTCTATATCTGCAGAACATTTTTACTGAAGAAATTATGAAACTTGCAAAACGAAATGTAGAGGCAAGAAATGTCTCTTCGTTCGTTGAGTCAGAGAAATGGCTGAAATGGAATAGGCAGAATGACAAGCTTAAATTCATCAAGAGTGAGAAACGTCTGCGTGAGCTGGTGTCTTCTTGGGTGCTGAAGTCACTTGAGAATGTCGTAACTCATCCTGAAGTAACAAATCAGGAAGATCTTACAGAAAAAAGACAGGCTTTCTTAGCCAGTTTGAAATATTAAAAAGGCTACCTGTGACAGTAGCCTTTGAATGATTTATAGCAAAATTTTTTTTGGGAGGTTTTCCCTTATGAACAAGAATGATTATATCAAATTTAGTGATAACTGGAATGCTTTTAAACTGTTTTACAAACATGATTACAAGATTGATGAGAGTTCTACTCTTTTTTTCTTTAATCGTTTTATTAACTATGATCTTCAACGTGTAACTGATGCTTTAGCATACTTTGTTTTGACTTCACCAACAGAACCATCGTTTCAGACATTGTGTGACTACATTCGCTTAGATGGTATGTCTAAGGGTGAGGCTGAGAGTAAAGCTGCTTACTTATGGCAGAGAATATCAATCAACTACAGCTCATCAGCTGATTATGTCTTTGGCGATCTGAAAGCTAGCTTAGCGTTCTTTATCACCTGTGGTACTCATGAGAAATATGGCATGACTCAGGATAGTGACGAACCGTTCCTTAAAAAAGAATTTGTAAAAAACTATGTTAACTGTCCACTGTACTCAATGCTTGATGAGGCTAAGAGATACTCAATACAGACATCAAGATACAGGAGTACACCACAGCAGTGTGTATTTATTGGTGAACATGATGCTTGTTCTACTCTTGCAACAGAGTTTTACGGTGAAGGTAAATTTACTGAATGGGAAATGCCTGTACAAACTCAGTCACTTGAGATTGTAAAACCTCAGACAGTTATCAATCCAGATGAGCAAAAGAGAAACATCACTGATGCTATTACAGCTCTTGAGAGAGGTGCTTAATGTCAGACGTAACTATTGATAACTGTGCAAGCATTGACGATGAAAATGCCCTGTTAGCTCAGTTAATATTCCAGGGTGACAAAGTATATGCAGAGATTGCTGATCTTGTGTCAGCAGAGGATTTCTCATCATCTGAACGTCAGCTGGTTTATGAAGGCTGTCGAAGGATGCTTGAAAACAAAGAGATTTGTGAGGATGGTTCTCTTGATGTTCTGACTATCAATCAGTTCTTGAAAGAAAACGGCTATGACAACTTCCATCATGTACTGACTAATATTGCAGAAAACGATTTAAAGAAAGCTTCTATCAGCAAGCAGTTAGCCAAGACAGTTCACAAGTACGCTCTTAAACGTCAGATGATTGCAAACTTCAATGATGCTCAAAAGTATCTTGTAGATAACATCAACCTTGATCCTAAAGAACTACAGGATGGATTAAACGATATCCTCGATAAGAGAGCAGATATAAAACAGGTTGACGTGGTAGATGCAGCTAAGGTAGCTATGGATTTCTTTTATAACATTAAAGACGGTAACGTAAACAATAAGATCATTCCTACTGGTATTGCAGCTGTCGATGCTGTTATCGAAGGTTTACGTCCTGGTACTTTAGATATTATTGGTGCTCGTACTGGTGTTGGTAAGTCAGCATTTGCAACTAATATCCTGTGCAACATCCTTCAGGCTGATACCGAAGGTAAGAACTATCCTGTTATTCTCTTCTCTCTTGAGATGCAGAATGCTCAGGTTATGCAGCGTATGATTTCAAGCTTTGGTAAGGTCAATATTACTGATCTACTTGATGGTAGAGTTGAATCTTATCAGTGGCATGACATCATTACTAAATCACAAAATACTTTCGGTAAGACGGTAAACGGTGCACCTAAGCTGCTGCTTTGTGATAAAACATCACTTAACATCAACGATGTAAATCGTATTGTTCATCAGATTAACATTCTGTATGGTGGTGTCTCAGGTATTCTTCTAGACTACATTCAGTTAATGCCAATACGAAACAAGGCAGAATCAAGAGCTGTTGGTGTTGGTGAGATCTCAAGACAGCTAAAAGAAATGGCTATGCAGTATCAGATGTTTGTTTTAGGTCTTGCTCAGCTAAACCGTAATATCGAACAGAGAAAAGAGAAGACGCCTCTAAACTCAGACATTAAAGATTCAGGTGCGATTGAACAGGATGCAGATCTGATCATGTTACTTACCCGCAATAACACAGAAGCAATGTGTCATGTTACTAAGAATCGTAACGGAGCCTGTGGTTCTGTTCCTCTCCATTTCAACGGTAATGCGGTGATGTTTTATTAGTAAATTTTGGTTGATAAAAGGTGATCTATGCGCATAAGAAAGCTATCTTACGAGTTTTTAAATTCAGTCAGGACAGGATATAACTTTCCTGCGTGGGTAGAAGCGTTTGGACACTGGGCAAGAGTTGATCTTGATAATCCGAAAAACTACCGTTGTTGGCTAGGGGCTAAATTTCACTCAGAAGGGGCTGTCGAGCACAAGAGATATATTCCTATACGTGACGATGAGGCATTAGCCCTTGACGAGGCTTTAAATGGTGTCTGTGGGCAAAATAAATACTACAAGTCACTCATCGAAGAGTTTGTGATCAAAGAAAGTTCATGTTTGGACGTTTTAAGATCAAAATGGATTGGTCGCAGGTACAAGAAATTAAACCGCCAGTTTAACTTAAAAACTCTGATTGAAGACAAAGAAAACCTTTACGAAGATATACGTCTGGTGCTGATGGAGAAATTGGTGATGAGAGATGAGTGATACTGAACACAGTATGCTTTATTTTGGTTTGGTATTATTAAATTGAAACATTGAGGTGCTTTTATGACTGATACAAAAATAGTTAATTGGACACAAGTTAATGGTTTCTTTGATGTAGAAGGCGTCACAGAAGACACTCTTGATAAGCTTTGGAAAAACTTTGATGTAGAAAATCTCGATTTAGCTGATATTGAATTTAAGATCTATGGACCTAATTACAATAGTTCTATACGCTCTGATTTTGCTGAAGGCATAGCTTCTTTTCAAAGCATTTTTAACAGACAGCTTTTATTTATTCTAGAGGATAAAAATCCTTACAGGCAGTTGCAGAAAACAGACAAAGAAAACTTCCTGTTTTACATTTCGATTCAGTCTGGATGTACTGACGTTATATTAAAAACCACCAAACCACTCATCAATGTTCTAGCTAAGAAATTAAAAACAATGAAACCTTGTCAAATTTGTATTTTTTTCTTTATTTTAGCTGCTATATATGAAAGCCCAAAGTTTTATGAAACATGGACCGAGTACAGCATAAAAAAACAACAGTTAGAACAAGAACGTTCTAATGCTAAATTTGAAGCTTTGATGAAATTGTCAGAGTCAGATGTATTCAAACGTTTTGTTAATTCTCAGGATTATCAGAATATTAAATCTCTGATCCTTGATGATGTAAGTAACCAGCAAATCAGAGCAACTAATGAACTTATCAGGAACACAGCTGATGTGGAAAGGATTGAGCTTAACAGTGAAAGTTATAATGTGAACGATATAAAGAGAATTAAAGAAACACCTGACGAAGATGTTATACCATCAGCAAGTAAATTCGTAGAAGGTGAATTTTTAGTCACATCTATTGATAGACTGCACTACCCTTACATAAAACTGCACTTAAAGTCAGTTAACAAAAAAAATGCAACTGTTGATGCTTCTTTAAATTGTGAAGAAGGCTCTTTAACAGATGAACAGATTAAGTTGATTTGGATGTACTGCGAACAAGGACAATCACTCAACTTTAAGTTAAATGAAACCATAGCTAAAGATGGTAAAATTAAAAGTGCTTACGTAGAATACGTTTCAACTCTGTAGCAAAGTAAAATTAAAATGAGAATTGATTACAACATCTTACGTGAACTGTTGAAAGCTATTGATGAAGACAGATTGCCTGAGTTTGTTAAAAACCTAGGCAATGATACTTCATGGCAGGACAAAATCACAGATCCTGATTTACTTGAAGAAGAAACTGAACTTAGACGTAAACTATATCTTGGTAATTTAAAGGTTTTAGTTGATGAAGGTTTTATTGATGGAGTAAGTGTTAGAAAGTCTGTAGATTTGAAGTATTCTGTAGGTTTTGAAGATCCAATGATTACAGTCAAAGGGTTATCCTTTTACGCAGGAATTAAAACTCCTAAATTTCTCAGAAAGTTAAAAGAGTTTGTTGAAGATAATGGTTACGCTCTAACCTTTCAAATTATTATTGACTATGCTCCAAAGCTTTTTAGTGAACTGACAAAAGATTACTTTAAAAAATAGGCAGTATTTTCTACTGCCTATTTTTTACTTTCGCACTAACAAAATTCAATCAGTGGATCACAATATGGATCACAAATCTTTAAGATTAAAGATAACTGATTGAATTTTAAATAATATAAATACAATGAGGGATTATCTATCTAATCAATATCAATTTTTAAATTAGAAGGTATAACGAGCACCTAAGCTTGCAAAGTTCTTATCTGATGAATAAGAAGCATTGATACCAGCCTTGTTAATACCAGCTAAATCGTCTTTGTTGGTTAAATCAAAGCGAGCTTCTGTCCATACGTTGAAGTTTGGAGTTACCTGGTAGTTGATGTAAGCTGGAATTGACTTCTGTGTGTAGTCAATGTACTTAGCATACTTGCCATCTTGGCTGAAGGTTATTACGTTATAACCTGTTCTAAAGCTTACGCCACACTCTAATGTATATGCTACTACCCACTCAAAGCCTTTGGTCTTAAAGTCTTCAACATTAGCCTCACGGAACTTGAAGGTACGGTTGTTGTAAACTAAACCAGTGTAGAATCCCTGAGCAAGATCACCCCATAAAGCACCAACTGAATAGGTATTAACTTTATCAAGATCTGTCATGTAAACAGCATAACCATTTTCATTTAAGCGGTTATCATTCTGTCCATTGATTAACTCGTAACCTGCACGAACTGATAATGGACCAAAGCCTACGTTATCGGAGGTATAACCTGCTGTAATTGAAGCACCATCGTTAACTGCTACGGTCTTGTGAGCCTTAAAGCCCTGCTCTAACTTATAAGAATCGTTTGCTGTTAAGTAACCTAACTTTAAGTCAAAACCGTTTGCTGCAAAAGCGTACTCGATACGGCCTGAGTTGCGTTCATCGTTTGCTGTAATTGCATTGCAGCCGTAGTCATCAAATACGTCGGTTACAGACTGAACAAAGTTAATTGCGCCCTTAAAACGACCTACCTTAAAACCACCAAAGTTCTCAATATCAGCCTGAACAAACTGATCACGACCTTTAATACCGTTACCTACCTTTGAGTTTCCATCAGCCATATCCCACTGTGAGTAACCGATTAACTTAACGATACCTACTTTAGTAGAACCGCCGATACCAAAACGTGCTGAATTCTGTAATGTAGAATCGCTTTCACCTGCTAACTTGTTAGCACCATTGTAAATTACAGCCTGTACACGACCATCTGCCTTTAATGACACACCATCTTTATCGTAAACGGTTGCTGCATTTACTGAAACTGTTGCAGCTAAAACTGCTAAAGCTAATAATGACTTTTTCATTTTTACTCTCTTAAATTTATTTCTCTGTGCTCATTGCACGTTGTTTATGTTAAGTAGAGTCTGTTAAATCAAATTGTGCTTATTAAAGTAATTTGTTAAAGAGAAGTTAAGAAATGTAAATAGAAAGAATGGATTTAAAGTAAAGCGTGAGAGATAAAAAAAGGAGCTCATCAGATCTCCTTTAAAATTAGGAGCTAATGCCCAAAAGAGAATTAGCCCCAAAATAACATTTTCTAACCTAAAAGCAGAGTATTCATTGCCTTTACGAAAGTGCTTGGATCTTTTAGAGCACCTTGATCTGCAAGTAATGCCTGCTCATAAATTAAGTCAGCCCACTGTGAGAATCTTGATTCATCAGCCTCAGCATAAGCCTTCTGAACTAACTTGTGCTCTGGATTAATCTCAAGAGTGTACTTCTCGTCAGGCAGTTTCTGACCGCTTGCCTCAAGCAGACGACGCATCTGCATAGTCATCATACGGTTGGTATCTGAAATAACGCATGAAGGAGAATCGATAAGACGAGTTGATACAACTACATCCTTAACCTTATCACCTAAAGCTTTCTTGAAGCGCTCTACTAGATCTTTATTCTCTTGAGCTACAGTCTCCTGCTTCTTCTTTTCCTCTTCGTCAGCTAATTTGCCTAACTTTAAGTCCTGAGAATTTGCAGAAACGAACTCTTTACCTGAGAACTCGGTGATGTTGCCCATTAACCACTCATCAACACGATCCCACATTAGAAGTACTTCAATACCCTTATTCTTTAAGTTCTCAAGATAAGGTGAATTTACAGCAGCCTCATAGCTCTCAGCTGTAATGTAGTAGATCTTGTCCTGACCTTCCTTCATACGAGAGATGTAGTCTTCAAAGCTTACATCCTGCACTGATGACTCATTATGAGTTGAAGCAAAGCGCAATAACTTTAAGATAGCATCCTTATTGTCATAATCCTCAACAGGACCTTCCTTTAAAACGTTACCAAACTGCTTGTAGAACTCAGCGTATTTCTCTTTATCCTTTGATAACTTGTCTAACATGGTTAGAACACGCTTGGTTAAAGCTTTCTTTAACTTACGAGTTACAGCTGTTTCCTGTAATAATTCACGTGATACGTTCAATGGAAGTGCATTAGTATCAACCAAACCACGGATAAAACGTAAATAGTTAGGTAAGAAGGCTTCTGCCTTATCCATGATGAATACACGCTGAACGTACAGCTTTAGACCATGCTCATTCTGACGGTTATATAAATCCCATGGAGCCTGCTTTGGAACATACAGTAATGATGTATATTCAAGATCTCCTTCAACCTTGTTGTGAGCATAGGTTAATGGATCCTGATAGTCGTGACTTAAATGTTTATAGAACTCGTTGTACTCTTCAGCTTTAATGTCTTTTGGAGCTCTTGTCCATAAAGCCTGAGCATTGTTAACCTGAGTATACTCAAACTTCTTCTCAGGCTCTTTTTTCTCATCCTTATCCTCACCCTCTTTAGGAGCTTCATACTTCTCTTCGTATAGTTCTACAGGAGTTGAAATATGATCTGAGTACTTAGTAATGCACTCGCGAAGTTTCCAAGTATCTAGGAACTCACTTTCTGAATCCTTTAAGTGCAGGATAATCTGAGTACCACGGAATGGAACATTTACGTTCTCTGAGGTAAAGGTACCATTACCATCTGATTCCCAACGTACACCTTCTTCAGGCTTTGCATTAACTGAACGTGATACTACGGTAACCTTATCAGCTACGATAAATGCTGAATAGAAACCAACTCCGAACTGACCGATTAACTGAGAGTCCTTCTTTGCATCACCAGTTAGGTTCTTCATGAAAGCTTCGGTACCGGACTCAGCAATAGTGCCTAAGTGGCTGTTTGCCTCATCTAAGGTCATACCAATACCGTTATCAGTAATAGTTAAAGTCTTAGCGTCTTTATCTGGACGGATCTGGATCTTAAAAGTTGGATCATCTTTAATTAAATCCTGATTTGTCAATGACAAGAAATGCAACTTATCAATAGCATCTGATGCATTTGAGATAAGCTCACGAAGAAATACTTCTTTGTTTGAATACAGTGAATTTGCTAGTAAATCTAAAAGTTTAGTAACTTGAGTCTGAAAGCCATGTACAGTAGCTGTCATTTTTAATTATTCTCCATAAGTCTAAGATGCCTTTATCGCATCTGAATATCTGTAAGACTATATGGGGATTAGTATTTGTAATTTCAAGAGGTGTTTTAATATGATTTAAGTTTTTCAGCAATTCAAAAGAGACATAAGAATATGTGTTTTCTATTTATTGACAAAGTCAATTTTGAATGAGTTTCAATAGAGAAAAAAAAGCTGATCAGCCAATTTTCAAAATGACTGATCAATACTTAAAAACAAGATTACTAAAATAAGCTAGTTTGAATCGGCTCTAACTTTTGATCTCTATAAATCTCTTTAAATAAGTCACGATCTTGCAGATAATCATTAATTCTTCCATACTTTAAAAGTGAGACACAAATTGCAACAGAACGAGCTTGGCAGTTAAATGATTTTTTAGGATTAAATTCAATATCTGTAAAAGTGTCAAAGTTTAATAACTTCTCACATAAACTCTTATTGGATACCAATGATTTTATGTATATATAATCATAAAACATAGTCTTTGGCTCTAACGGCCAGTCCATTCCATTTAAAACAAACTTAGTAAGGTCACCAGATGTCTTAAGCTTTTCATACCTTTTTGCCTCTACAGGTGTTACTTTCAGAAGTTCTAAATAAGGTCCACCATTTCTAAACACTTTTGATGACTGAAAAACATTTTCTAAAGGGACCTTCAGTCCATCATCAAATTCATAAAGAAGGTTAAAAGCACTTAGGCTATTACCTAATGGATTTTCAGATTTTCTTGAGACTTCAAGAATTTTTGCATTTGGTTTTATCTTTAGAATCGAGTCATGAAGAGATCTAATTGATTTTTGTTTTTGCACAATTGAAAAACCAGAAAAAAACTCGAAATCAACATTATTTTCTTTATAAAATGCTTTTCCATCGTCACATATAGAAAAATATGGTCTATTTGCCATAAATAATCACCACTAAAACAAAAAAAAATTGAAAAGTATAAAGACTGCTTAAGAAAATCAACTTAATATAATATTATTGGATCATAAATATTTAATATATCCTCTACCCTTACTGAATGCAGCAAAACTTCAGCCTGCCTTGCTTTATATTCAGTGGTACCCTTGTGAGTTTCTCTTAATTCTAACTTGATAGAATCGAAATCCAACATTTTTAATCCTTCTAAGCCTTTCCCTCTTCTACAGTTATTATCTGTTGCATTTATATCAGTTATGATGGTGTCGTTTTTTATTACATTCAAATTTATTTTGGTTCTTATCAAAAATAGGTGTGATCTCAAATCTTGAAATTTCCAGATAACCTTAATTTGGACTGTCTTGCAGTAGAAAAAGCTTGAAATAACTTAAG